AAATCAAAAGCAGAACTTTCATACATAGAAGCCAGAGAACAATTTGCACGTAAAGTTTTAGAATCAGATGATTACTATAATGGTCATATTCGTGTAAGAATACACGGGTCTGGAATACTTCGAGAAAAAACAACCAAAGGTATATTAAAAGAAAAAGCCTCCACTTAAAAAGCAGAGGCTTCCTTAATTGGATCCAATTAGTAAATTACGCCGCTTTTTTTGCCGCGTTCTTTGCCTCTTGAATTTCTTTTCTTCTAGCTTTGATTAGTTTTGACAAAGCCGCTAATGCTTTACGAGCTCTAGTGGCACTTGCCTTAACACCTTTCTCTGTGAACTTTTGGTTCTCCTCAGAGTAGTTTTGAATCTCCGCCATTATTGATTCGTGTGTTTGTGACATAATTTATTGTCCTTTTGTATAGTTAATTAACATATCTGTAATTAAAGCACGTATGATATGAGTTTGTCAAGTAAAATCTAAACAATTATTTCAACATCATTAGCATAACTGGTAAAACCATTTTCTTTTACCACTTTTAGTACTGAATCTACCCTAGAAATCAGTTCATCTTTATGAGATATTAAGAAAATATTCTTTTGTTGTGTTCTGCTCATGTCTTTTAATACTGCCATGGCTGATTCAACACCAGATATATCCATACCGGCGTCTACAAGTTCGTCAATAAACAATAAGTTGATCTGTTGATAAAGGCTTTCCCAAACATCTCTAAATGCCCAACTTAAACTTAATATTAATCTGTTTCTTTCGCCTCTACTTAAATTGTCAAAGTCTAATTCTCTACCTAATTCTTCTATTTGTACAGTTAAGTCACTTTGGAAAGTAACTGTATGTGGTAATCTTACCTGTCCTAAATAATATGCTAATCGTTGGTTCAAATAAGTTAAGTTTTGTTCAATAATTCTTGTTCTTATAAACGAATCTTTTGCAGTTAACAATTTATATAAAAAGTCTTGGTGTTTATATAAGTCTTCCATTTCGTTTACTTTTACATAACTAATTTTCTGAATAGCACTTTTGTTTAATTCAATAATTTGTTCTTCGTAAGGATCGTGTTTAGTTTCTGTTTGTTTTAGTTGTCTTTTTAAATCTGATAAAGAACTTTTATGATTATATGCTTCATCAATGGTGTCGTAATATGTGTCAGGTATAATACCAAGATCTCCTATTGCAGTAACATTTTGTTGCACATTTACAAGATCACTTTTTAGTTTTTCCGCATATTGTTTTGATTCAGTTAGTGTAGAATTTAGTTCATTTACTAAATGTTTGTGTTTGTCATCACGTAGATCTTGTCCACACGTTGGACATTTAGCATCGTTGGCAAATTCAATGTCCTTTTCAGTTTTTTCAACTTGTGTTTGTGCTTTAGTTAAAGAATCTTCATGATATGCTTTTTCTTTTTCCAAACTTCTTAGTGTTTTTACATCATCAGTATGTTTTGCAAGTTTTTTGTGTGCATTTAGTTCTTTATTAATATCAACTTTTTCAAGTTCTGCAATTGCTTTTGAAAAACCTGTTTTATCTTCCTCTTTTTGTGTTTGCCAAGCATTACTTCTTATTTTTAATGATTCAATTGATTCTTGTATTTTTTCATTAGATGCAATTTGCGAATCAATTTTAATTTTTTCTTCGGATAATTCTGTTTTAGTTGCTTTTTGTTGTTCTTTAAGTAAGTCAGCTTTTTGACTTAATAAAGTTATACCAAGCAATTGTTCAATAATTTCTCTTTGTTCTGCTTGTTTAGTTGCAAGAAATGGTTGTGTATATGTGTTTAACGCAATTATGTTTTTAAACATAGCATGAGTCATACCAAGTAATCTGTTTATTTCTTTTTGTGTTTCTTTATTTTCTCCTTGTGCCTCGTTTGAATCTACATTTTGTTCAATATTATTTGCATAAAATTTTAATATTTGAGGTTTTCGTCCACGTTCAATTGTATAGGTTACATTATTTTTTACAAAGTTTATAGAAACCATCATATCTTTGTTATTGGTTTTATTAACAAGATTGTCTCTTTTAATATGAGTTAGTGCTTCACCAAAAAATACATAAGATAATGCATTAATAATTGTAGTTTTACCAGTACCGTTTCTTGCACCAGCATCGTCGCCACCCAAATCCATGTTTTCACCAAGTACTAGAATCAAGTGTTTGTTATCAAATTTTATTGCCTGGATAGCATTACCCACGCTCATGAAATTTTTTACTGTAAGATCTTTAATTATTAACATCTAAATTATTATAAATTGCCATTAAAATTGATTTGTCATATGTTTCGGAATCAACACCTTCTAATTGTTTTAACACAATTTGATCAACTGAATCAAATTTTTGTACTTGTACCAAAGGTTGTTGTGCCCTGTCGATTTGTTCTGGTATTAATTGTAATTCTCTTAATTCATACTTGTCTATAAACGTTTCTCGTATAAAGTTTGCTTCTTCGTAAGATATTTTAATATCTAATGTAACTCTTACATACATTTTTGGTTTTAATACAGTGTCAGGATCAGCAAGGAGTTCAGATATTTTAATTGTTCTATATCTTGGCATATCTGGCCAATTAATATATTTTGGTTCTCCACCCCATTCTAGTATCATCATACCACGTTCATCATCCCAAGCATCTGCGTAATTGTGTGGAAACGTATTACCAATGTAAGTTACATTTTTGTTGTACTGTCTTTTATGGAAGTGTCCTGAAAATACTTTTTCACAATTAGCAAAGTGTTCGGTTTTAATTGTGCCAATGTCGGGCATATCTACCATTGCGTTCATTTTAAAATATGGAAGTTCAAAGTGTCCAAATATATATTTTTTTTGCATTGTTTGAATTTTTTTCCATTCGTCTTGTACTATCCATGGAATAATTGCAATATCTTCTTTTACAATCCATTCGTTTACTATATGGACATTAGGAATATTTCTAATATATTCTACTGAATTAATTTCTCTTTTATCTCTATAAAATAAATCATGATTACCATTTATAAAATAAAAGTTTTTAAATGCTTTTGCTAATCGTTCAACATTAGATACTGTATAATTCATTGTTGAAACGTTAGTTGCAGATCTATGATGATGCCAGTCACCTAGAAATATACACGTTTCACAATTGTGTGCTTTAGCTTGTTGAATAAACCAATAAATAAATGCTTCACAATCATCATTGTGTACACGTGAATTACCTTTTAATCCAAAGTGTATATCTGTAAAACAAGCCACCTTATTAAAAAATGTCATTTAAATTTACTCCAAATTTTTAAATAATACCAATCGATACATTTATTGTATATTTTACATAGATATTCTTTTATTTTTTTAAAAAATTTCATTAGTATTTTTTCTTTATTGGTGGTTTATGTTTACTCATATCTATTTTTTTGTATCCTACTGAATCAAAATCTTTAAGTGTTAATTCTCCTTTTTTACGCATTAATTTGTTTAATTTCATTATTCCAGTTTTGTTTACAGTTTTAACCGGTCCGTGTGCAGTTGTTATATGTTTTTTATAAGCCATTGTATTAGATGTATTAATATTTTGTCGAGTAGACGAAGGCGTCATATGATGTTGCTCAAGAATGTCGTCACGTATATTTTGGTTTTTCTTTTCAATGTTTAATATTCTTGTAAATGAATTTGTAATTGCCGCTGTATAATATGCAAATGGATTTTCTGATTTGCTTTCATCAAACTGTAAACCAATTTGTGATAATTGCATCAATGCTTGTGATTGCATTTCATCATTGTAGGTATATCCTCTCCAGTTTGCTCTAGTACCATATCTTTCGCAAAGTTTCATAAACATCATTGCTAGACTGTTTGTAATTTTTCCATGATTGCAATCAAAATGTCCGTTTTCTAATCCACCAATCCAATGTGATTTACCTACGCATTTTGGTTTACCTTTATTATCAAGACGATAATGAAGGAACGGAGGAAAATTTACTTTTTGATGATGATCAGATTCTTGTTTAGGATTTTTCTTTCTAGTAGGATCTAAAGGAACATGACCAAATGTCATAACTCTAAATACTAAACTAGTTTTATCAATTTTACGAGTGTTTACAGTGTAGTCACTTAATTTAATTTTTTTAAGTCCGCTATCTTTAGCTTGTTGCCATGCTTCTTGTGTTAATCTTTTACTTTTGTTTTTTCTTGCTTTTGCTATTGCGATAGAATTAATTTTTTTAAGATCAGGTACAATTATATCGTATTGTGAGTCCTCATCTGTAACATAAGAACAAAATGTATTTTTGCTGGCGTGTATTTGGGCCAACAGATCTCGGTTATTTAAATATTTCACTCGTTTCATAATAATTTATCTTTGCTGATGACCACAAACAGGTCTGTTGAAGTGTGCCGTATGAGTAGTTAAGTGCGCCTTTAATGATGCCTATAAATATTGTTTTAGTATACGAAATTTAACAAGGAAACACAACGGAAAAATGGCAAAAGTTATAGAAGCATTGGGTAAAGCAGGCGGAACAGTCTGGAATAGAACATTAGGTAGATTATTTGGTTCTGGGATTGGAAGACATGATCATATCAGACGAGCCACTGCCGCATGGTCAGGTAGACAAGATGAAAGAGACTGGAGAGTTCGTCTTACAATACCACAAACAGGTCCACTAAAAGACTTTTTTTTCAATGAACAAAAGTTAGGTAATAATCGACTTGCACCATTACATGATTTAGGTGGATTTTTTTGGCCACTTACACCATCAATGATGATACAGCATACTGCAAGTTATAACGCATTAGCACAAACACATAGCAATTATCCATTTCAAGCATACCAAAATTCACAAGTAGATCAAATGAACATTATTGGTGAGTTTCCTGTACAGAATCAACAAGATGCTTTATATTGGGTAGCAGTAGTTAATTTTTTAAGAACCGTGACTAAAATGTTTTTTGGAAAAGAAGATACATCAAGTTTAAAAGGTAATCCACCACCAATATTACATTTAAATGGATATGGTGATCATATGTTTCAAAATACACCAGTTATTGTGAACACATTTAACGTTGAATTAAGATCAGGTATAGATTATATTTCAACACAACAAGATCAAAAATTTCAACCACATAGTCCACTATATTCAAAATCAACAAATATACATACTGACGAAAAAGTATTTGATCCTAATAAATTAGATCAAACGTGGGCACCAACAATATCTAATATTTCAGTATTAGTAACACCAGTTTACTCTAGAGAAAGTATTAAAAACTTTTCACTTAAAGATTTTGCGGCCGGTAAGTTGAGAGGCAAAAATCAAATAGGATTTATTTAATGACCAAATATTCATCTACGTCACCATATTTTGCTACAACACAAAGCAATACAGCACTTGATATTTTAGTACCAAGACCAATAACAGCAGAATTAGATGATGAATCTTATACAATAGAAAGAACTTATGCATATCGTCCAGATTTGTTAGCATTTGATTTGTATGGATCACCTCGACTATGGTGGGTATTTGCACAAAGAAATCCTAATGAAATAGAAGATCCTATATATGATTTTAAGCCAGGAGTTACGATACAGTTACCTAAAAAGTCTAATGTACAAACTGATTTAGGAGTTTAATACATGGCTATTCAAAAAAAAGCTCATAACATACTTAAAAAGAAATCAAATGCATTAGCATACAAACAAAAAATAGATAGAGCACGAAAATGGTGGAAGAATTATAAATTTTCAAATAACGTAAATGGAGCATCGCCATCAAAAGGAAAAACTATAGAAAAACATATTAATCGAAAAACAAATTTTGATGATATAAATCCTTTACATAAATTTGCTAGTTATAGTACTTTGTTTACACTTTCAGCATTAACAGAACACGAATTAAGAAATCCAATAGAATATCTTACTAAACCTGTGCATAATATAATTGCACGTAGTTCAGGTATCGGTCCAGATAATCCTACAGCAGGATTAGACCCGTTTTCTACAAAAGGAAAAAAAGGTATTGACATATATGCAACTACTATGGAAAAGGAGAAAAAAGGGTTTGGTGATATCGCCGGATCACAATCTATATTGTATAGAAATCATGATATATTTTTTGAGAACGTTAACATTACTTCTACAGTTTCTCCCAATGCAGAAAGAAATACAATGAGTTTTACAAAAATGGATCTTGAATTGCATGAACCTTACAGTGTGACATTTATAGAAAAAGTTCGGGCGGCCGCATATGAAAGTGGATATATGGATTATCAAGATGCACCTTTTTTATTAACGATAGAATGGAGAGGATTTACTGAGAATGGTGAAATAGAAAATAAAGAGGATAGTTTAGTAAGAAAAATTCCAATAGTAATTACACGTGTAGAATTTGAAGTAAACGAAGGCGGAGCAGTATATCAAGTATTAGCGGCAACTCATGCAGAATTTGCCATGATGGATAGATTTCAATTTGTAAGAACATCATTTACATTACAAAAAGGTACTTTAAAAGAATGGGGAGACGAGTTTTCAGAAAAAATGGAAAAACAAATGGAAGACGAAGTCAAACAAGGAGCTAGAACAAAAGGATATGAAGACAAATATAAAATAGTATTTGATGAAAAATTAGCCGCGTTGGCTTTAGATGCAGATGTGGCATCATTATCAACAATGGTTACAAAAAAATCATCACATCCAGTAGGCGTTAATCGAGGTAACAAGCAAGAAACCGGTTTCCAAAGAATGGTAAGCATAGGAGGAAAAATTCCAAAAACATCAGTAAATGCTAATACATCAATAATGAAAATTATTGAAGATGCAATGATGGCAACTCCTTATTTTAAAGATTTAATAAAAGATTTTTGGTTAGAATTTTTAACAGGCTCCCAGATATTAAACGAAAATGATAGAGGTAGATGGAGTAAATCGGAAGTTCAATCTAATGTACCTTGGAATAAAGAGAATGAAGAAGAGTTAAATGAAATAATTGAACGTAATCATATGATTCCTTGGTTTAAAATAATAACCAGTGTACATACAGATTTGGAAAAAGGAAAAGGTGTAGACCCAATAACTAAAATGTATCCTAAAATTATTATATTCAAAGTTATTCCATACAAATTTCATATTTTAAAATTATTAGTACCAGGTATGAGTATAGGAAAAGTTGATTGGATAAAGCAAGTTAAAAAACGATACAATTATATCTATACTGGAGAAAATATTGATATAATGAATTTACGGCTTAATTACAAAGTTGGATATTATCATAGAAATACAGTAATAGCTGGAAACACCGGGAACAAAGCACAGGAAATAATAAAAAAATGGACGAAAATATTTAGAAAAATTATAGGAACAGAACCACAACCAGAAATTGCACAATTAAGATCGTATCCATCAATAATAGGTTCAAAAAGTCAAGTGGATATAGAAGATCCAGAAAAGATAAAGGTAACTGAATTTTTTGATTATCTTATAAATCCAAATGCAGATATGATGAAAATAGAAATGGAAATTTTAGGAGATCCTAGTTATATTGCACAAGATATGTATGTTACTATTGACGGAACAGTTGAAACAAGAAAACCAGGCCAGATGGCAGATGGTGCATGGAATCACACATTAAATTGTTTTAATTTAGATAATGCAATGCCATTGTTACATCTTAATTATAGAATGCCAGCTGATATAATTGAACAGCAAGGTACTATGTTTGATACAATGGACGGAAAATTATCAGCAGATTCAAATTTATGGTTTTCTGGAGTGTATCAAATTGCTAAAGTAGAAAGTAAAATGGATTCAGGAAAATTTACACAAGTATTATATCTTGTAAGGTTGAATAATCAACAAGGAATTGGTTCTCCTCCGAAACAGTTTGATATAGGTAAAGACGGATCTCTTCTTGAGAGAGACGATAATAATCAAGGAGGTGTTCATAGTGATGCAATCGCTGTGCCATAGAAAATGACAGATCATAGAGGTGACGTATCTAGTATAAATCAAAAAACTGACTTAAAGTCATATGTCGAACGAAGTCCTGGACCGTATATAGGGATAGTAAAAAGCAACGACGATCCATTAAAAATGGGTAGATTAGGTGTGAATATTCCTGCAAGAACTGGTACAGACGATCCAATTTTTAGTCAGTTAATGTGGTGTAGCTATCTTTCACCTTTTTATGGTTCTAAAAGTCCACAGGCAGTTAGTTCAACAAATGCATATGATTATAAAACAAATTCTCACTCTTATGGTATGTGGGCAGTACCACCTGATATTGATACAGCAGTAATGGTGATATTTGCACAAGGAATCCAAACAGAAGAAAATGCATATTGGATAGGGTGTGTACAACAACCACAAACAAACCATCAAGTTCCGGGTTTAGCGGCATCAGAACAATCAGGAGCAGAAGAAACAGGGAGTGGTCTTATATTGAATCCTGAAACAGGAGTACAAGAAAAAACTGCAGGACGAAATATAATAACAAAAAAAGAAGCCAAACAAGATTATGGTACAAATTATGTACCAGCCGGAGAAGTTAATAGAGTAATGTATACAAATGCAAAAATTGGAACTTATAGCACTTATACATTACCAGTCAATGATAGAAGTGCAGAACTATTAAAGAAACAAGGTTTAGTACAAGATAGTATTAGAGGTACAACATCATCATCAGCACAAAGAGAGGCTCCTAGTGCAGTATTTGGAATAAACACACCAGGTAGAATTAGAGCAGACAGTAGGAAATTACCAATATTAGTTACTGAAGAAAGTCGGTCTGCATATATTCCAACAGATAGAGATCCCGGTCATGTTTTTACAATGGATGACGGAGATGCCGCCGGAGATAATCAATTAGTAAGATTAAGAACAGCATCAGGACATCAACTTTTAATGCACGACACCGATGGTGTTGTTTATATTGCTAATGGTTCAGGTAATGCTTGGATTGAAATGAACAAAGAAGGTAGAATTGACGTTTATTCTGGTGTTGGAGGAATTAATTTAAGAACAGAAGGTGATTTTAATTTACATAGTGATGCAAATATTAATATGAGTGCTGGAAATGAAATTAGAATGGCGGCCACAGGAACGGATGAAGTACTTTATAAAGATACCGATATTGCAGTTACAAAAGGACATAAAGCCAAAGGTGATGTAAAAATTCCAGCATCTCCTGGACAAATTATTACATCTGCAGATTATCAGATGCATATGGGAGATAAAGGAGTTTTTACATCTTCACAACAAGGTCCTGTTATGACATATGGTAAGTCAGGAATTCTATCATATTCAGACAATCAGCAATTACATGGCGCAGGCGGCCCAGTTCATTTAGCAGGATCACAAGTACACCTTAATTCAATAGGTGCAAGTTCATCTTGGGGACCAACTTGGTTGAGTAAAGAACAAACAGGAATGTTGCCAAGAGAAGAAGGTGATGTTGAATTGTCTAAGAAAGGTTTAGAACCTTTACAATCTTTTACAAGAAAAACAAAAACTACTGTACATAGACTTGTTACACATGAACCAATGCCAAGATTTTCTGGATTTTCAAGTCAAGGAGTAGTACCGTCTCAAATAGATGATGACAAAATGGATACAAAAATGTGGTCTAGATTAAGTTCAACACCAGGAACAGTAGAATTTGTAGAACAAAGAAATAGAACTTCAAGTATAGAATCTATTAGATTAGGACAATGGCAGGCAGACGCAGAAAGATATTTAAAAAAAGAAATGGGAAATTCAACTAGTGTTAAAAAAGCTAAACAATTATTAGAAACTTACGGAACAAAATATGACAAAACTTTTAATGTTGTAAGTCAAACTGGAGATCGTTGGGACACGGCAAAAAGTATATCTAATAAAATTCAAAATTTCTCATTAAGTGATACTAAAAATACTATTAAAAATAATTTTACAAATACTTTAACAAATCAAGTTATTGAATCAGTATCTGGTAAAGCAACAAATTTATTTAAAGATAATATATTTGTTAATCAAACTGGACAATTGTTTTCAATAGGACAATCAGTACACGGCAAAATAAACGAGCTACAATACGTAAAAGATAATGCAAAATCTTTAGCTACATCATACGTGACTAATATAGTTAATGACAAAATAACAGGAGTAATTTCAGCGTCATCAGTTGGTTCAATTTTCAAAGATGCTGGTGCTGTGACAAACGTTTATAAAAATGTTATGGCAGGAAATATTACAGGAGTAACACAAATAACTTCGTTAGCTCAAAAATTTGGAATAGGAAGATCAGGTTATATAGGAAAATCGTTACATGGTACCGGAACTCCTGTACAAGGAGCTTTTATGGCTAAGATAGCGACTAATTTTGCTAAAGTAGGAAATTGGGCATCAGCAGGTATAGGTCATATAACGAAATTTTTTAGTGATGTACGGTTAAAAGAAGATATACAATTAATTGGTAAGTCACAGTTAGGTACCAACATTTATTCATTTAAATATAAACACTTAGATGGAATGTATCAAGGTGTAATAGCACAAGAAGTTCCATGGGCAAAAGAAATGACAGATACAGGTTTTTATATAGTAGATTATAGTAAAGTAGACGTAGAATTTAGGAGATTACATTAATGGCATATGGAGATAAAAGTATAACATTTAAAGGTTTTAGTTCTCGTGCAGATAAAAAGAACTTTAAACTTTATGATTTTGAATGTGCAAAACAAGATTTAATTAATCGTTTATCTGTAAGAAAAGGTGAAAGAGTAGAAAATCCAGAATTTGGTACAATAATCTATGATTGTATATTTGAACCGTTAACAGAACCGCTTAAAAAAGCAATAGTAGATGATGTAACAGCAAATTTAAATGCTGATCCACGTATAAGCACTGAAGAAATATTGTTAGCTGAAGCAGAACATGGTATTGCTATACAGGCTACAATTACATACGTACCATTAAACATTACTGAAAAATTAAGATTCGAATTCGATGAAAATTCATTATTACGCTTATCTTAATATATGCATATAATTAATGCTATAAATATTGAAGTAAACGCATTATGGCCACAACAGAACGACAAAATAGATTATTAGTTGCAGAAGATTGGAGAAAGATCTATCAATCTTTCCAACAAGCAGACTTTAAATCATATGATTTCGAAACACTTCGTAGAACAATGGTGGCATATCTACGAGAAAATTATCCAGATGACTTTAATGACTTTGTAGAAAGTTCAGAGTATGTAGCACTTATTGATTTAATTGCCTATATTGCTCAGGCTTTATCTTTTAGAGTTGATTTAAATGCCAGAGAAAATTTTTTAGAAACAGCAGAAAGACGAAATTCGGTATTAACACTAGCAAGATTAATTAATTATAATGCTAAAAGAAATAAACCAGCTACAGGATTACTTAAAGTTGATTCAATATCAACAACGCAAGATGTTATTGATTCAACAGGATCAAATCTTGCAAATGCAACTGTAATATGGAATGATAGTGCCAATTCAAATTATAGAGAACAATTTACTTCTATACTTAATGCGGCCAATACAGCAGGACAACGTATTGGAAAACCAAGAGAGTCCGGAACAGTTGGCGGAATTAAAACAGAAGTTTACACTTTAAGTACAAATCAATTAGACTTACCAATTTTTACTTTTAGAAAAAGTATAGGAGGAGTAAGTCGAGGGTTTGAGATAGTACCATCAACAATAGAAAATTCAGAATCAATATACGAACAAGATCCTCTTCCAGGATCAGGTCTTACTTTTACATACAGAACAGATGGATCAGGTGACACATCTAATAATACAGGATTTTTTCTTTTATTTAAACAAGGATTAATGCACCAAACTGAATTTACAGTAAGTCAAAGTACTACAAATTATGTGCAATCAATTAACACTGCTAACATTAATAATAGTGATGTTTGGTTGTATAAATTAGATCAGTTCGGTCAAATTTTTGAAGAATGGAAAAAAGTTCCGTCATTAACAGGAAATAATGCAATATATAATTCGTTATCAAAAGCAGAAAGAAATATTTACAATGTAGTAACAAAAAATAATGACGCAATAGATCTTGTATTTGGCGATGGAAATTTTTCTAACTTACCAATAGGAGCATTTAGAACATATTTTAGAGTTAGTGATAATGCTACCTTTTCTATTCAACCAACCGAAATGCAAAATATTCAAGTAGGAATTCCTTATGTAGATGCCAACGGAGCACAGCAAACTCTTACATTAACAATGAGTTTAAAAGCAAGTGTGTATAATGCATCAGCAACTGAATCAAATGCATCAATTAGAGAAAAAGCACCACAGGTTTATTATGCACAAAATAGAATGATAACAGCAGAAGATTATCAAGTTATGCCTTTGTCAGCATCACAAGAAATTATAAAAGTAAGATCAGTAAATAGAGCGGCATCAGGAATATCCAGAGCAAAAGAAATTTTAGATCCTACCGGAGCGTATTCAAATGTATCTGTATTTGCAGATGACGGAATACTTTATAGAGAAGAAAAAATAAACACTTTTACTTTTACTTTTACAAATCGTCAAACAATTTTAAGTACAATAAATTCATTTGTAGAAGCAAAATTAAAAAATGCATATGCAAGACATTTTTATTATTTGAAATATGGAACAAAAGATTTAAGTTCTTTAACAGCAACATGGGTTTCAACTACAACTGGAACTAATACTAATACAGGATATTTTAACGGTGTAGGACCTTTAGTTACTGGAACATATGCAACGTCTAATTTAAAATATGCAACAGTTGGGTCAATAATAAAATTTACATCCCCAGATACAAGAGAATTTTTAAACAATTCTTTAGTAACAGCAGGAACCGATAATGCCGAAGATAGAAGTTGGGTAAAACTTGGTGCAGTTGAAGGTGATGGTGCTAATGGAGGATTAGGTAATTTAGAAACAGGAGTAGGACCAATCACACTTAATGATATTATTCCTAATGGTTCTGTATTAAATGCTATAATTCCTGCATTTACTACAACATTTAGTAACACATTAAAAACTGATATAATTGATCGAACTGAAGCATATGAAGAATTTGGATTGAGATATGATGTTGATAATGAGGTATGGAAAGTAATAACGTCAACAAATATATCTGCAAGTTCAGTATTCAGTTTATCTAATACAGGATCAACTACAGGTACAAATTTAGATGCAAGTTGGTGGTTTAAATTTACAAACGATGGTAACACTTATACAGTAACGTACAGAAGTTTAGATTATATTTTTGAATCAGAAGGACAAAACAAATTTCACTATGATGTACAAGAAAAAATTTATGATTATAAAACAGGAAAATCTGTAAAAGATACAATTAAAATTTTAAAAACAAATTCAATTGTTTCAACAGGAAATTCAATTGGATATCCGATTAATTGGCAAGTGGTTGATACAGTAACTGAAGCAGATGGATTTCAAGATAATCGAAAAGTAAAAGTTGGTTTTTATGACGACGATGATGATGGTATTGTAGATAATCCAGATATATTTGATATAGTAGTAGAACCAGATACAAATCCAACAGCTAAATTTATATTTTATCAAAAATACATTTCATATGATAATATTTCAAGATATAAACCTTATGCCGCAACAAATTTTGTTGTGTCAAAAAATGAAACAGATATAACATTATCAAGTACAACATATGCTGATGAACAATTATTTTATTTTTATGATGATGCAGAAAACGTAGTTAAAAAATATAGTTCTTCAACAAATACATTAACAACAACAACAGATTATTATGGAAGACGTGGAAGATCGTCTTTAACCTTTCAATATAAGCATAATGCAGGACAAGAAACTAGAATAGATCCTTCAGTATCAAATATTGTTGATGTGTATATGTTAGAAAGATCGTATGATAACTTGTATAGAATATGGTTACAAGATGGCGGAGCTAGACCAGTGGCAAGTACTTCAGATCAATTAAGAATAAATTATTCAGGTATACTTAACCCATTAAAATCAATGTCCGATCAAATAATATATCATCCTGTAAAATATAAAATATTATTTGGTACAAGTGCAGATGAAGAATTACAAGCAACATTTAAAGTTGTAAAAAATCAAAATACCAATGTTACAAATGCAGTTATCCAAACGAGAGTAATATTAGCAATAAATGAATTTTTTGCATTAGACAATTGGGATTTTGGAGACACATTTTATTTTACAGAATTAGCCGCTTATATACATAATGAACTAGCACCAGACTTATTAACAGTAGTCATTGTGCCAAATCAATCAGGACAAGTTTTTGGATCGTTGTTCCAGGTTGCTTGTGCGGCAGACGAAATTTTTATCAGTGGGGCCACCGTTGATGATGTTACAATTATAAGTGCATTAGGTGCCAATCAGTTATTAGCATCGGGTACAGTAGTAACGTCAACTTCCACAACAACTACAACATCAACATCTTCAGCAGTATCAGGCACCACTACAACAGCAGGATCGGGAGCATCCACCGGCAGTAGTGGAGCAGGATACTAATGGTAGATAAAGCAACCAATTCACAATCAGTTCAAGAAGTTGTAACTCAAGATGGAATTGAGTTACGCAGATCAATCGCACACTTACCTGTATTCTATAGAACAGATAGCAACACAAGATTTTTATCAAGTACTATTGATCCATTAATTCAAAAAGGTGCATTACAAAGATTAGATGGATATATTGGTAGACAAGATGCTTATACAAGACAAATAACTGACACATATCTGTCTGCAACTAATAGAGATAGAATGGCATATCAATTAGAGCCTGCAGTAACTTACACAGATAAAGACACAACATCAGTTAATCCAGAAGACCAAGTAAAATTTTCAGGTACCTATGATGATTATATTAATCAAATAAAATATTTTGGAGGTAATGTAGATAATCATGATAGACTAAACAAAGAAGTTATATACTCTTGGAACCCGGCCATTGATTTAGATAAGTTAATCAATTATAGAGAATATTATTGGTTGCCCGAAGGTCCAAATTCTATAACATTAGATTCAGTAGGACCAACGGCGTTAGTTGAAATTGATGTAACAGCATGGCCAGATGATGGAAGTACGACAAGAGCATGGAAGTTTGGAACAAAAGAAAGTGAAAGAAATCCTCAAATAAAATTATATAGAGGTAATACTTATAAATTTAAAGTAGACGCAAAAGGCCATCCATTCCATATAATGACAGAACCATATCGTCAAGGTGTTGCAGAAGATGGATCAACTTCTACTTTATATACAACAGGTGTAATAAACCCAGCAACAGATTCGGGTATAGTTACTTTTACAGTACCAACTACGGCACCAGATGTACTTTATTATCAATGTGGCAATCATGATAGTATGTATGGAATTTTTACTGTTGGAACGATAAGTTCAACAACAAAAATTGACGTTGCTAATGATATTTTAGGTACAAAAAATTATGCGTTAAGAACATTAAATTTATCAAATGGAATGAAAATTAAATTTGAATCTAATGTTACTGATAGCACATATGCAGGTAAAGAATATTATGTTGAAGGAGTTGGAGATTCAATTACATTTACAAATATAGAAGATTTAATAACTCCCGAATCATATGCTACAGAAACAACTATTTTATTTGATAGTATTGCGTATGATTCTAGACCTTATGCAAAAGCATTTTATCGTCCGGAAACAAAAGATTATATTACAATTAAAAGAGATTCAAGAGACCAAAATGCTTGGTCAAGATATAATAGATGGTTTCATAAATCTGTAATTGACGAAACAGCAGATGCTAATGGTTATACACCTAATTTATTAGAAACTGATAGAGCTAAAAGGCCAATTATAGAATTTGATTCGGGACTTGCTTTATATAATCATGGTACTGTGGCAAAAACATCTGTAACATTATTTGACACAGTTACAACTGATGCATTTTCTAATGTAGTTGCACAAACAGGTTATATTATAGATGGATTAGCAGTAGCAGATGGAATGAGAGTAGTATTTTCTGCAGACACCGATACACTTGTAAAAAATAAAATTTACGTAATTAATTTTGTACAAGCCGGAGACTCAACGTCAGTAATTAATCTTACCGAAGCTACAGATGCCGTACCTGCAGATAACGAATCAATTTTTATTGAATTTGGAACAGCAAACCAAGGTAAAACTTATTATTATGATAAGTCAACAACTACTTGGAAAACAGGGCAGACAAAAATTAAAGTAAATCAAGCACCGCTGTTTGGTATGTGGGATAATGATCATATATCATTTGATGATACAACAACGTATCCAAATTCGACTTTTAGTGGAGCAAATGTTTTTGCTTATAAAACGTCAACAACAGCAACTACAGATACAGTATTAGGTATAAAAGTAAAATATAATACAATTAATAATATTGGTGATATAGTTTTTGAATCAGATCATACAGCAGGAACATTTACATATAGAACGGATAATAATATTATAACTAAAAATCTTTCTGAAGGTCATTTGCATTATACTACTAGTCTAACAACACATAATTCAAAAAGTGCTTGGGTAAAAAGAACCAACGAAAGTAAACAACGAGTAGTTAGAACATTTATAGTAGACAAAACAGAAAAACAATTGTTTCAAATTGATTTTTATAAAAATTCTATTTCTCTTACTGATTTAGAAATTTCAGTAACTGTAAATGGTATAAGAAAAAATTTAACAACAGATTATACAATAGTTAATGGAACAGTAAACAAATATATTCAATTTGTAAAAGAATTAAAAGTAGATGATCAAATTAAATTAGTAGGATATTCAGCAACTAAAAAAGTTTCAAATAAAGGTATATACCAAATACCAGAAAATTTATCTGTTAATCCATTGAATATACAAAAAGGTACATTTACATATGGACAGATACTTGGACACGTAAAAGATATTTTTGATAAGAATACAGATATAACAGGAAGTATACCAGGTTCTTCATCGCTCAGAGATAATCCTGATGCAACGTTGAATGGAGGATTAATAGTTCAGCACGAAGGAACATTATTACCTGCTGTATTTGGATTAATAGACCAAGAAGCAAATGTATTAATTGCAATAGATTATTGTAATCAAGAGTATGAAAAATTTTATAATTCATTTTTAACATATGGACTTGGTACAGCATATGAAGGGATTGCCGCGGATAGAGTTGATGAAATCATTATAGCAATAAATCAAGGACGTGGGTCAACATTTCCTTTCTTTTATGAAGATATGATTGGAGTAGGAGAAAATTATTCATTAAGAACTTATACTGTACAAGATGCATCTGAAACTGAATATGCAATTGATTCAGTGCATACAATGACTGAAACAAATAATAGAGCGGTATATGTTTATAAAAATGATGTACAGTTGATTTTAGGTACAGAATATACTGTTAGTACAACCGATGATAGTATTAATATCATATCTACACTTGTTGCAGGAGATATTATTAAAATTAGAGATTACAGTGATACAACTGGAAGTTTTATTCCTCCAACACCAACTAAATTAGGATTGTATCCAAAATTTAAACCCGAATTATTTACAGACGACACTTATCTTATAAGTCAAACTATGATTAGAAAACACGACGGTTCATTTATTAAAGCATACGGAGACGAAAGAGACAATTTAATATTAGAACTTGAAAAAAGAATTTATAATAATATTAAAACACAATATGATTCTACATTATTAGATATAGGTGATGTTGTTCCGTCAGCATTTAAGTCAACAGAATATACATTAACAGAAATAAATGATGTAATGGGTTCGGATTTTTATATATGGGCAGGCAGAAATGGTGTGCAATATATTAATAATACAACGTTTGTTGAAGGATCACCGTTTACATATAATTATTCAGCATCAACAGATAGAATAAACGATGCTAAATTGCCAGGCCACTGGAGAGGCATATACAAATATTTTTATGATACAGATAGTCCACATATAAGACCGTGGGAGATATTAGGATATTCAGAAAAACCTAGTACTTGGGAAAGTACATATGGTTTGGCACCATATACATCAGGTAACACAATACTATGGGACGCAGTTGCAGGGCATTTAGGTAGATATGGTAAATCAAGTATTGCATCATATATTCCAGTAGATACGTCAGGAAATTTATTAGATCCGATCGCCGCAAAATTAATTAATACATTTGATGTGCCAAACAGAAACCAAGCATGGAAGTTTGGAGACCAAGGTCCAGCAGAAACTAGTTGGAGAAGATCAAGTGCATATCCTTTTTCTGTAATAAAAACATTGGCTCTTACTAAACCAGCGAAATTTTTTAATTTATTTTTTGATAATAGTAGATTAACTAAAAATATTTCAAATAATTTAATTAGTAAAGATACAAATATTATACAACAATTAAGTACAGCAAACTATCATTTAGAAACTTCTACAAATATTCAAACAGGAGTTGTAACAAGATATACAACAGCGGGATATCAACCATTTGTAGTAAATTATTTAATATTTAAAAATCTAGATCCATTAACTTTCTTTTATAATAAATTAAAACAATTAGATATTCAATTAGCTTATAAGTTAGGTGGCTTTACTGATAAAGAAAATATAAAAGTTTTAACTGATTCAGTTTCACCAGGATCAACATCAGGTTCTAAATTTATACCAGATGAAAACTATAAAATATTATTTAGAACGTCAAATCCTGTAAACAGTTTTAATTATTCAGGAGTGTTAATTGAAAAGAATACAGACACATCAATTGATGGATCAACATTATTAGGTGGGTGGAAAGTATTAGGATATTCTACTACAAAACCATATTTTAATTTTTATTATCCTATAAAAAGCATAACAGGTCAAAAAGTTATTGTATCAGATGCAGAAGCAATAATTTATCAGAATTATCAAACAACAACACAAGTTATTCCATATGGTCATGTATTTGATACAATTCAACAAGTTGTAGATTTTTTAATGGGATATGGAAAATGGTTAGAATCTAAAGGTTTTGTTTATGATAAATTTTCAAATGAAATAAAAGAAGTATTAAATTGGAGATTGTCAGTTAAAGAATTTTTATTTTGGACAACGCAACCTTGGGCACCGGGTTCAGCAATTACAATATCTCCAGGAGCAAACGGATTTCAGCTTAACACAGAGAATTCAATTGTTGGAAAATTAAAAAACCTAGCAGGAGATTATTCTTTGTTAGATGCAGGTGGAAGAAAAATTGATATTGTAAATGTTAGTACTAAAAGGTTAGGGAAGAATTTTGAAATTTCGATTAAAGATCCTGATATTGGACTTTATAATATAGCATTAAACACAGTTCAAAAAGAACATATATTATTGTTTGATAATACAACAGTGTTCTCTGATATTATATATGAACCATATACTGGATATCGTCAAGCAAGATTAAAATTAGTAGGATGGAAAACAAGCAACTGGACTGGTGATTATCATGCTCCAGGGTTTATGTTTGATGCGGCACAGGTAACATATTGGTTAAAAAATACAGATTATAAAATTGGTGACACAGTAGAGTATCAAGGAAAATTTTATGTTGCAAAAATAAATCATAATTCAAGCACGACTTTTGTTAATGAAAGTTGGATACAAAAATCGGAAAAGCCTAAATTACAATTAATTCCAAATTTTGATTATAAAATTTCACGGTTTAATGATTTTTATAGTTTAGAATCAAATAATTTTGATGAATCACAGCAAGGATTGGCACAACATTTAATTGGATACCAATCAAGAGATTACTTAGAAAATCTTTTTGTTAATGATATTTCACAATATAAATTTTATCAAGGATATATTCAAGAAAAAGGTACGCAAAATGCTATTGATAAGTTATTAAAAGCAAAATACGAAGGACAAAATATATCTTTAGATTTATATCCAGAATGGATGATTCGTACAGGTAAAATTGGAAACACAGATTTAAAAGAAAGTATTCAAATTGTGTTAGATGATGACGAGTTTACAGCGAATTCACAAAGTATTGAATTATTTGATACGTCAAATGAGACACAACAGTATGCTAGATCTGTTTATGTTGATAAAAATAATTTATATAGTAAGCCAGTTGAATATATAGCCAGTACAACGTTTTCAAGATATAGTTATGCTACAGAAGGGGTAGATAGAGATACAGTACAAGTTCTTCCAAATGCAGGTTATCCACAATTAAATCAAGTACAACGTACAGCATATAACATAGAAGATCTTTTAGAGTTGGATCTTACCTTAACTAGCTCAAATGATTTAATTTGGGTAGCAAATAAAACTAATAACGATTGGGACGTATTTCGTTTAACGTTGTCAGGATATAAAATTGCACAATTAAAACCAATTAATGGTAATACACAATTAGAAATTACATTTACCAGTTCACATGATCTAGTAGCAGGCAGTTCAACAACAATGGCAGATTATTTTGCAATAACAAATTCTAAAACTGTAGAATTAAATGGAGTTTATACTGTTCAGTCGGCACCAACTCATAAAACTGTGATTGTAGATTATACAGACACTATTTCTGAAATTTCAACCTTCACACCATTAGAAGATGGGTCAACAGCAGATTCATATGGTAATATTTACAAATTTATATCTGTAAGATTAGCATCAATGGACAATGTTAATGATGTGTTATCTTATAATGTTTATAATGATTTAAATGATAGTATATCAAAAGAAGGTGATAAAGTTTTTGCAGATGCAGATGCATCTGGATTGTGGCGTGTTTATGAAAAGCAAGATCCATACACGCAAATTAGAATGCTTTCACCAGACACAACAGCAGAACAAGATTTTGGATATCAAATAGTAGCAAGGAATGATGGTCGATCAGTTATTATATCATCGCCAACAAAAGGCCAAGGTACAGTACACTTTTTATTTAGAAGAGAAAGTACAGCAGGAACAACATTTTTAACACAATCAGCTGTAACAACAACTTCTGGTAGTGATAATACAAGTAGATTAGGTAGTTCATTATCAATGAGTACCGACGAAAACTTTGTTGTAGCAGGTGGACCTTATGCCAATTCTCTTGGTTCAGACGGAAGTACAAGATTTTCAGATGCAGGTTTAATTAAAATATTTTTATGGAATACATCAACCTTCAAATATGATCCATTAGTTACAAAATTACCACCAACTGATGCGGCATCGCAAAACTTTGGCTGGGCACATAAAATTTGTGAACCAGGAGCAAGTTCAGTAAGAAGCACACCAGTAAAATATCTATTTGTTTCAGCACCAGGAGTAGGTACAAATGCAGGTGCAGTTTATATGTATGAATGGGGTATAGGAGAAGATTTATCAACATATGATACATGGACACAAAATTTAACAATAACATCTTCTGACCCAGGTGAGAATAAAAGATTTGGTCATCGACTACAAGCAAATGATAATGGTGATATACTTGCTGTTAGTTCTAAAGCACCAGGGCAGGCAGGAAAAGTAGAAATTTATACAAGAATATCACAATCAAGTGATGATAGTACAAGTCATTCATTTGCTCTTGCACAAACATTGACAGGTACAACAGCAGACGGTTCTTCGTTGAATACTCAATTTGGAGAGTCATTAACAATGACTAAAGATGGCACAGTTTTAGTAGTTGGTGCTCCAGGATTTGATGATAGTAGCCAAGCAGATGTAGGTGCTATCTATTATTATAAATGGAATGCAGACGGATCTACAAACACATATACTTTGCAACAAACTATAAAAGCACCAGACGAACAAACTAATTCAAAATTTGGTAGTACAGTAGATATAAACGATACAGGAACAAGATTAGTAATTGGTGCAGAAAAAATGTCAAATCATAGAGAACAAAAATTTGATTTGGGAGAAACAACATTTGATTTACAAGATACAAGATTTATTGATGAAAATTTAGGATCAGGTGCGGCATATACCGCTACTATGTATAATACAAAATTTGTAATAGATGATATATTAGTTACAACAAGTGTATCAGCAAATGATGATTTTGGTAGAGGTGTTTGTGTTATTGATCAAACAGTTTTTGTTGGTGCACCAGAAGATGAAGGTAACACATCTGCAGACGGAAGTTCAATGGTTAGTAATGACGGAACAGTTACTTGTTTTGACTTAACAACTAATGACACATACGCTTGGAAAGAAATTTCATCAGAAACTGCATTAATAGACATTAATAAATTAGGACAGGTTTTTCATTTTAATAAAAATAGTAAACAAATTTTAAATTATTTTGATTTATATGATCCAGTTAAAGGAAGAATTTTAGGAATAGCAGATAGAGAAATTAATATTAAAACTACTTGGGATCCAGCGTCATATAATGCTGGTACAAATCCTAAAGAAAAAGTTGCATGGGCCGAAGACCATATTGGAGAAATATGGTGGGATTTATCTAAAGTTAAATGGTTATGGTATGAACAAGGAGATCAAGAATTTAAAATTAATAACTGGGGTAAAGTATTTCCGGGATCTTCGATTGACATTTATGAATGGACCGAATCAACAATGTTGCCACATGAGTGGAATGATTTAGCAGGAACAACACCAGGATCCTCACAAGGTATATCAGGAATACCGTTACATCCAGACAATTCACATTACACCGTTAAACAAATATATAATTCAGCACTCGATGGTTTTGTAAATTATTATTATTATTGGGTAAGAAATAAACAATCAATGCCAACAAATTCAGTAGTTGTAAGAAAAAATACTGCTTCTTATATAAGCAATATAATTTTGAATCCTTTAAATTCAGATATTAGACATTATTCAATTACTGATGTAAACAAAATGTTAGTATTTGGTGCAAAACAAGATCTTTCAAATGATGAAGTTATTTTAAATGTTGACACAAGAACAAATACATTTGAAGGAGGAGCACATTCAATATGGAAATTAGTACGTGAAGGAGATAAATTTTATCGTCCAGGAACACAAATAGAAACACGTTGGTGGGATTCATTAATAGGTTCAAATTTAATAGGAGATATTGTACCGGATATAAATTTACCTGTAAATGAAAAATATGGAAATAATATAAGACCACGACAATCTTGGTATGTTAATAGATTTAATGCATTAAAAGAAATAATAGATTATGCTAATTCAATTTTAAAAGTTAATGAACTTTCGGGAACAATAAATTTAGATAATTTAAATTCAGAAGATCCAGAACCAACAGCTGAAAGTTTAGAATGGGACGCTAAAGTTGCCACATATGCTGAACTAACATATATTGATACAAGAGATTTAAGTGGTACTTTAAATTATCTTGTTGAAGCAGACGAAACAGTAAATGGCTATTGGTCAATATATAAATGGGATGGATCAACATGGTCACGAACCAAAGTACAAACATTTAATACAAAAAATTATTGGTCTTACATTGATTGGTATAAAACGACAGGCACTATGGTTCATGATGAAAATACATCAATAGATAAGCAAGTAACGTATCAATATGAATTAGACGCATTAACTTTAGCAACAGGTAAACACGTAAAAGTTACATCCGCAGATACCGGTGGTTGGAAAATATTCATGAAAACCAGTACTGGGTGGGAAAATGTTGCAACAGAAAATGGTACACTTAGATTATCAACAAAACTTTATGATTATACGCAAGATGCAACAGGATTTGCAGATGCAGATAATTTTGATGATAACTTCTTTGATCAAGAACCTGCAATAGAAACTAGAAAAATATTAACAGCATTAAGAGATGATTTGTTTATAAATGAATTAGCAGTAGAATACAATACATTATTTTTTATTGGATTAAAACGAGTATTGTCAGAACAAACTTATGTAGATTGGATGTTTAAAACATCTTTTATTAATGCAAGAAATTCTGTAAGAACTTTAGATCAACGAAAAACTTATACAACAGGAACAGATGCTTGGATTGAATCTTATATAAATGAAGTTAAACCTTTCCATACAAAATTGAGAGAATACAAATTAGGTTATACAGGTACAGATACTGAAGATGGAATTAATACTGATTTTGATAATCCTCCTTTTTATGATGCAACAACCGGAACAATAAGAAATTTAAATGTACTAGGTGATGCTACTAAACAAACTGAATATCCTCATAAATTTTGGAGTGAATATTATAAAAAACACGTTGCTTCAATTACTGTAACTAACGGAGGTTCAGGATATACAGCAGTTCCAACAGTAACAATATTAGGTGGAACCACAGGCAGTACAGGACCGTTCCAAATTTATGATACAGCGGCATCAGGTGCAAGTGCAGGATCATTGGGATATTATTATCCACTTTATACAACAGAATTACAATCTAATATTGCTGATACACAAAATGGTGGAACAGGAACGTCAAGACAATTTACATTTGACAGTTATTCGGGCACGTTTTATCAACCAACTTCGTATGTAACATATGCACAATTAATAAAATCAGCAACGTATAAAATGTATACAACACCCGACACAACTGCGGCAACTGCCACGGCAATTGTTAAGAATGGGTCGGTGTCAGCAATTACAGTAACCGGAATTGGAGCAAATTATACATCAACACCAACAGTAATAATTTCAGGTGGTTTAGTGGATGGTACAAATCCTACAGATCAAGCTAAAGCATATGCAAATTTAGGAAATGATCTTGTAAGAGATTTTAGTACAACAGTTAAATTTGATAGAATATCATCTACATCACGAGTACAAGATTGGACAGCATTATCCAGTTATGCATATGGAGATTTAATTAGATATAAAAATCAATTGTATAAAGCAACATCGGCTTTTACTGCAACAACAGATTTTGATGACAACGATGGAAATGTATACAAAGTATATGGAGACGAAACAGGATTAAGTGCGGCGGATAGAACAAAAGGGTTTTATACACCAGCGTCAGGAATGCCAGGAAATGAATTATCACAATTAATGACTGGAGTAGATTATGGTGGCACAATGGTTACAGGCTTATTGTTTACACAAGGTCAAGGATGGGATAAATCGGGTTGGTATGATTATGCGTGGGATCATTATGGTACATCAAAAATTAAAACATTTTATGGAGATGGTAGTACAGTTGCATTTACATTTACAACAGCACCAGCAACAACTGAAGTTTATCAAATATATGTTGCAGGAACATTAACAACAGATGTTTTCAGAGGGGATGGGTCAACAACAACATTTACATTAAGTTCTGCTCCAGCCGACGGAGCTGTGATTAAATTTATACTATTTGATGACGATGGTGTATTAACACCAACTGATGATAGAACATTAGATTCAATTGTTAAAGGTGGATTGTTTAATTCAGCATTAGGTACATCACCATCAGATATTTTATTAGAAGGAGATGAATTTGTTTCACCAGATACAAGTTATGCTCCAGAAGAAGCAGTACCTGGACAAATGTTTGATACAGTAGATATAAAAGTTTATACATCACCAGAATCAGGTGCGCCATTTATTACAACAAAAAATTATACAGGTAACGGATCAACAACAGCGTTTTCAACAGGAGAGTATCCAGGAACATTAGCATCAGTTATTGTATCAGTTGATGGAGTAACTAAAAAAATTACAACAGATTATACAATTAATGTAGCAAATAAAACAGTTACATTTGGTTCAGCACCAGCAAATAATTCTATTATTTCAATTAGGACGTTTGCAATATCAGGAGAAAATTATAGAGTATTAGATACGTACACAGGAGATGGTAGTACAGTTGCATACACAACATCAACAAGAGAAAACTTTAATTTAGATTCTAGTAATTCACAAATTTATATTACAATTAATGGTGTACCAACAACAGCATACACAACAACATCATTAGCAAAATCAATTATTGTTACATTTGATTCTGCTCCGGCGGCAAATGCTTATGTTCAAGTTGCAGGATTTAATCAAACATCAGCAACAAGAGCGTATGCTCAAATTATGTCAGGTACAATTACATATGATGGATCAACAACTAGGCATACTTTAACATATCCACCAGGAGCAATTGGTCCATATTCAGGATTAACACTAGTTGAAGTTAATGGAAAAATGTTAAGAGGTCCCGACAATACATATTATTTAGGTGACGGTAGTACATACAACTACGGTGTAGTAACAGGTTTAGAAGATGATTCAACAGTTGATCCGTCAAAAACAATTTCAGCTGAATCAGATGTACAAGTATTTGTAAATGGAGTACAAAAATTATTAAACACTGATTACACAGTTAACATTGGTGCACAAACAATTTCAATGGTAACAGCACCAACAGTAACAGATGTAATTGCAATATCAACATTAGTTGATAATCATTATTACAATGAAGGAAATGATATAATTTTAATTCCAAGTAGAATAACAAGTCCTTACAGTTTGTCATCAAGTGATGTTATAACAGTTACAACATTTAATAATGCACTTGGTACAAAACTAAGAAGAGAAGTTTTAGAAGGAAGATCAACTGGAATATTTGCATTAAGATTTGATCCATTAAATGCTGGATATACAACTGTTTGGTTAAATGGAACACAATTAATAAAAGATCATGATTATACATTAACAGGAAATATAGTTACAGTAGTAGGCAAAACAATAACAGCATCTGATAGATTAGATGTATTATATTTTGCATTAGGATCGGCTGTTGGAGCAACAGGATTTAGAATATTTAAAGATATGTTGAATAGAATATTCTATAAACGTATTTCAAAAACAAACACAACCGAAATAGCAAATGATATCGTACCAGAATCATCAACTATTCAAGTTAAAGACGGAACAAAATTACCTGAAGTAACTGGAACAACACCAGGAGTTATCTTTGTTGACAAAGAAAGAATAGAATACTTTGTTAAGAATGGTGATACATTATCTCAATTAAGAAGAGGTACTTTAGGAACAGGAATTAAGGAGCATAGTTCAGGAGTGGAAGTCGTAGACGCCTCTGGAACTCAAACTATCCCTTATGCTGACACAGTGTATACTGACACCGCAACAGGTGATGGTAGTACAGTCGGTTTTACGACAACACAAGCCTTAACCTCAGCTAGTCAATTAGACATATTCATTGGTGGCCAACGATTGTTGTTGACTAGCGAGGACGGCTCAACTATTAACTATTCAATAGGTGGATTTACAAATATTTCATCAGCAACTTTTGTTAGAGCCTCAACTTCTTTAAATTCTACTGATAACGATGTAAGAGATGTTAAGTGGAACAATGACGGAACTAAAATGTTTATGTTAGGTAGAGCAAACGATAGTGTTTATGAATATTCAGCATCAACGGCCTTTGACGTTTCAACAATAACTTATGTTCGTCTTTTAGATATTGGTGTTGTATCTGCTACGCAAGGAGATGATGCGGCCAATAGTATAGAATTTAATACAGACGGAACAAAACTGTTTGTGTTAGGTCAAGGACAAGATAAAGTTGATGAATATGCATTAAGTACAAGCTTCAATCTTTCAACGGCTTCCTTTACACATAGTTTTAGTGTAGCGTCTCAAGAACTTCTACCGTATGGTCTAGCATTTAATAATGACGGAACTAAGATGTTTGTTACTGGTTGGGCAGGTGATGATATAAATGAATATACATTAAGTACAGGTTTTGATGTTTCGACAGCAACATATTCTCAAAATTTCAGTGTCAGTGCTCAAGCCGGAAAACCATCAGCAGTACAATTTAATAATACTGGAACTAAAATGTATGTTTTAAATGGAACTGGTGCTCCAACAATATTTCAATATACATTAATAACAGCATTTGATATTTCAACAGCATCTTACGAAAATACGTCTTTTAGTACACTTACTGAAGAAGCAAACCCAAGAGGCTTCTGTTTTAACAATGACGGTAGCCAACTGTTTGTTTGCGGGTTTACCGGAGATGACATTAATGAATATACTTGTAATGCTGGAATAATATTAAGTTCTCCACCAGCAGATGGAACGCAAGTTAAAATATTACATAAGAAAGGACAGGTTTGGTATACAGGAGCAGACGGTAACCCTGCAAACGGTAAAGGATTACAAGCTTCTACTACATCACAAGCAAAATTCATAGGAGTAGAACCAACAAATGCACCTGAATAAATACAATAAGATGACTGAAGAATCTAAACAAAACGAGCATAAAGAAGAAGTACAAAAACCACAAGATCAAACCGGAGTTTGTATGACTGGACATATTAAAATATGGGATCCAGAAACAGGTGAAGTAATTGTGGATAAAAGAAACGCAATTCATTATGAAAATATGTCACAGGCGTTAGCAAATTCATTAGCAAATAAAACAACTGGATTTGTACACGAAATGGCTTTTGGTAACGGAGGTACGTCAGTAGATCCAACAGGAATTATAACTTACTTAACGCCAAATAGCACAGGTACAAGTGCAACATTATATAATCAAACATATTATAAAGTAGTAGATGATAATTCATCTACTAATAAAGATACAACAAGAAATAAAATGGAAGTACGACACACAGCAGGAAACAAATATACTGATATAGTTTGTACTTGCACGTTAGATTATGGAGAGCCAACAGGGCAATCAGCATTTGACAATACAACAAATTTTAATGGCGATTATGTGTTTGATGAATTAGGATTAAAAAGTTGGGAAGGAACAGAAAATGGTTCAACAAATAAATTATTAACACACGTTATATTTCACCCAGTACAAAAATCATTAAACAGATTAATTCAAATTGATTATACTTTAAGAATACAATCATTAACAACATTTACTGAAACGAGTTCAACTGCAATAAGCACATCAAATACTGTAAGTGGAACAACGGCAGGTAGCAACACAGGATATTAAGGATGCCTTATACTGTAAACAAAACTAATAGTTCAGCATCACCAAATGCTTACACAGTTCAGGATGGTGTAGTTAATACACAAACTGATTTAAGTTTAATTGGAAAAGGATATGCAGGATATGGAGAAAATATTGCTGAAAACTTTTTACATTTATTAGAAAATTTTTCAAATACAAGTGCACCAACAAAACCAATTATAGGACAACTTTGGTATGATTCAACAAATTCAAGATTAAAAGTTTATAACGGAACTAGTTGGGGACCATTAGGTGGAGCATCGTATCAATCAACAGCACCGTCGGCACAAGTGTCAGGAGATATTTGGATAGATTCAGATACTGGCCAAATGTATTTTTATAACGGAACAACAAATATATTAGTAGGCCCACCTGCAGGTACGGGTACTACAAATGGATTTACATATGATACAATTTTAGATTCAACAGATGCTAATCAAAATATTACTAAATGGTATAATGACGGAAATTTAATTGCAATTATTTCAGAAGATAGTTTTACACCAAAAGCGGCCATATCAGGATTTGCAACAGTTACAAAAGGTATAACACTTTCAACAGCAATTACAGATATCAAATTTGCAGGTACATCAACTGACTCAGATAAATTAGGCGGAGTTACGGCGGTAAATTATTTGAGATCAAATGCAAACGATACAACAACTGGTACATTAGGAATTGTAACAGATTCAGGAATGACAGTAGGAATAGATAGTGATTTATCTCTTACAGTTGATAGTAGTGGAGCAATTATTTCAAATACAATACAAGATACAGATATCACATTTAAAGTTAATGATGGCGGAGTAACAACTCCTGTAATGACTATTGATGGTTCTGAATCAAGAGTAGGAATTGGTACATTAACACCATCAACAAAATTAGAAGTTTCGGGTACAGTTACAGCCACAGAATTTGTAGGAGCAATTACAGGAAACATAACAGGTACAGCAAGTTTAGATATGCCATTAGCAGGTGGTACTATGACAGGTACATTAATATCTCAAGCAATAACACCATCAGCTGATGCTACATATGATATTGGAACATCATTATTAGGATATAATACAGTTTACGCCAAAGCAACATCGGCTCAATACGCTGACTTGGCAGAAAAATATACATCAGATTCTGAGTATGACATAGGTACAGTTGTTATATTTGGAGGAGATAAAGAAATTACACAATCAACAATAGCAGAAGATACAAGAGTAGCAGGAGTAATAAGTGAAAATCCTGCTTACTTAATGAATGACGAGTCAGAAGGACAGGCAGTTGCACTTGTAGGAAAAGTTAAATGTAAAGTACATGGCACTATTAATAAAGGTGATCTTTTAACAACGTGTGGACAACATCCAGGATGTGCCAAAAAAGCATTCTCTCCAAAAATTGGATCTATTATAGGAAAAGCAATGGAAGACTATGTTGGAGCAGAAGAAAGCGTCATTTTAATAAGTGTAGGGAGACAATAAATACGGGTATAAATTATGGCTTATACAATAAACAAAACAGACGGCTCAGTAGTAGCTACAATAACAGATGGTACAATTGATAATTCAACATCATTAACGCTTTTTGGAAAAAGTTATTCAGGATTTGGTGAATTATTAAATGAAAATCTTTTAAAATTATTAGAGAATTCAGCCTCAACGGCACAACCAACAGCACCGATAACAGGTGAATTATTTTTTGATACTACAACAGCACAATTAAAAGTTTATGATGGTACATCATTTAAACCAACAGGTGGTGCAAAATCACAAGCTACCGCACCAGTTACTGCATCAGCAGGAGATTTTTATCATGATACTGACGATGATCAAATATATTTTTATACTGGTAGTGCTTGGACATTATTAGGACCAGTTTACACGTCAGGACAAACATTATCAGGATGGTATATTGAAACACTTGGAAGTTCAGGCGGAAACAAAGTTGTTTCTTCTATGTACGTAGGAAATACTAGAGTTGCAATTTTATCTAAAGAAACATTTACACCAACAATAACTCAAACTGGATTTGCTGTAATATATGTAGGAATTACATTAAATTCTACATTAGGTGCTGTATTTTCAGGAACAACTACGTCGGCAACGGCACTTGATTCAACTGACACTACCAATTCTGGTGATCCAAGTGCGGCTGTACAAGGAGGTGCTCACTTTTTAAGATCAAATGCGGCAGATACAACAACTGGCGCAATAACAATTGATGCAGATACAGGATTAATTGTTGGTGATGCACAAGAATTATCAATAACAGTTGCAAGTAATAACGTTACAATTGCTCAAACATCAAATAATAAAGATTTGTCATTTACAATTAATGATGGAGGAGTAACAAAAACTCCTTTAGTATTTACAGGTTCAAGTGGTGATATTACTTTAACAGGTAATACAACAATTACAGGAAATTTAACAATTACTGGATCTTACGATAAAGCATCAGTTGATGTATCTACATATGTAGATGCATTTATCGGATTAAATGAAGGAAATGCAACAAACGTTGATGGTGGATTAATTGTTGAAAGAGGATCAGGCTCTGAAGCAAGAATGTTTTGGGATACATCAGAAACATTTTGGAGTGCTGGAGTAACAGGATCATATTCACAAGTAATTAGATTAGCAGATGCCACAGCTGATGGTAATGCGGCAAAAGAAAAAGTTTTAAAAACTACTGCGGCAGGTAACGTTAAAGTTACAACAGCAACATTGGCGGCAGTAGGAACAATTGCTGAGGGTGATACATCTAATTTAAACGTACCAACCATTGGTGCCGTGGTTACATTTGGTGACTTATGGGGCGGTTCAGCAAAAACTGTTTCAACCTCTAATCCAACATCAGGTGATGGTAACGACGGAGACTTTTGGTTTGTAAGGGAGACTTAATAATCCTTTATGAGCACTATAATCAAAGAATTCATATACACAGGTGGAGTTCATATAGCCGAAGTCCCGCATGGAACGACAACACTTACATTACATTTATGGGGTGGTGCCGGAGGTGGCGGAGGTGATGATGTTGGAGATGGTGGACCGGGATCATCTGGCCAATATGTTACAGTAACAAATTTAGATATATCTTCATATGCAGGCGTCAAAAATATTAGCGTTACAGTAGGTGGAGGTGGTGCTGGTGGATCAAGTGGTGCTGGAGCTGAAGGTGGAGAAAATGGAAAAAGTTTATCAGCCTATTCAGGTGGTGTAGGTGGTGCGGCAGGGCCAAACAATCCCTCAGGATCAGGAGGTGGCGGTGGCGGAGCCACAGTTGTAACAGTATTCACAAATGGACAAGCAATTGACAATACAATAGTAGCCATAGCTGGGGGTGGTGCTGGCGGTGGCGGTGGCGGTGCCAAGTCAGGTGGAGCCGCTGGATCTAATACAAATAGTGCCACAGCAAACGCAACAGGAACATTAGGAGAAAATGGTGCCCATCATAGTGCAGAAGGTGGTGGTGCAGGTGCTGGAGGCGGTGGAGCCGATGGCGGAAAAGGCGGATCAGCTGATACAGGAGATATAGGAGCATTTGGTGGAAGAGCAGGATCAAATACTGTACCAGCAGGTGGATCTCAAGCTAATGGTTCAGGTGTAACACCAGGCGGAACCGCAGTAAGTTATTATGCATCAGGTATAGCAGAAGGTGGAGCTCATGCCCAAACAGGTGGAAACGGAAAAGCAGTTTTAATTTTTACAATACCAGCAGAAGCACATTATAAAGTTGGTGGTGTATGGAAAAAAATTACAGGAATACATAAAAAAGTTTCAGGAACATGGAAATCACTTGTTGCAGGATACACAAAAGTTTCAGGAGTATGGAAAGCCTTATTTGCTAACGATGTAAATTTTTCTATAAACTATGCAGGATTTGGTGACGACACTGGCTCAACAACGTCAGGTACGGTAGGAGTTAGAGGTTCTATACCAGCCACTCCAGCAGAAGTGGCTAATCCACCCGGAGGCGGTGGAGAATCAAGACCAGTTCCACCCCATAAATGTCAAACTGGTAGTTGGCCAGCTGATTACAATCTTAACGATCCAAATGGGCAAGTAGTAAAAGGTTATTGCAAGGAAACAAAATCTGACTCTTGTTTCATTGCAGGTACCATGGTTCGTATGGCAGATGGCACAGATATAAAAATTGAAGATGTAATAGTTGGTGATATGCTAAAAGGAAAAACTAGTGATAATGAAGTTATCGCTTTAAAACCTAGTACTTTAGGTAATCAACGATTATATGCTTTTAATGGAAGTAATAATTTCTTTGTTACTGATGAACACCCATTTTGGACAAAAGAAGGATGGAAATCAATTAATCCAAAAGCAACAAAATTATATAATGAATTGGAAAGTGGTGCATTAAGCATTGGAGATTATATACAAACATTAGATGGAATGATAAGAATAAAATCAATAGAATCAAAAGAGACTGAAAATAAAGATTTATCATTGTATAATTTTGAAGTGTCAGGAGATCATTCTTACTTTGCAGATAGATATTGTGTTCACAATAAACCAAAAATTATTTGTACAAAATTATTCGAGCTAGGTTATCTACCACAAGAAGTATACACAGCAGATCAAAAATTTGGAGAGTGGTTACGTGAGAACGATCCTTATGCATATTTTGGTTATGTCAAATGGGCAAGTGTTGTAGTTGAATGGATGGATAAAGAAGGTCCACAATGTATGTTTTGGATTAGAGACAAAAAAGCACGAGGTGAGAAGCAAAAAGCTCTTGCTATAAGTTGGGCAAAGAGAATTGCTACTCCATGGGCACAACATATGGCTTATAGAATGGGAACATTACCAGAAGATAGCAAAGCAGGTAGAATGATAATGAAATTTGGACTATGGTTAAGCCGTTTAATTGGTAAAACTACAAATACTACAACAGATACAAAATCGGTAACACTTGGATATAGTATGTGGACAGTATTTGGAATATTGTACATTCTAGCAGGAATAAAAGGAAAATAAATATGCATAAGGAGACATCTAAATGGTAACAAAAGCAGAAGTTACAGAATATATTGATGCACAATTTGTTGGTGAAGAAGGTGACGCAAATCACATTTTTTGGCGGGAACAACAGCATTTTGTTGAAAAATTTTATGTAGGTAATAGACTTTCTGTAATTCAGGAATGGATGTCACCAGAAGTTGCAACAATATTACAGAAATTAATTGGTGAAGCTTCAATGGTGAAAAAAATTGCAAAGAATAGGAGTAATAGTTCATGATAACTAAACAAGAATGTGCAGATTATATTAATGCAAATATGTCAGTAGCATTAACTCCTGAAGAAAGAGATACGCTTAGAAATTCAATAGTCAATAGTAAAGTTCCAATATTTTTATCTGAAATATTAATTGAAGTATTCGGTGATGTTACAATGTTAGTTGACATAAGGGACGCAGAATAATGGCTTACGAAATAAACAACACATTTGGAACTAAAATAGTTTCATTAGCAGACGGTACGTTAGATACCACTACTACGGATCTTGCACTCTTTGGAAAAGGTTATGCAGGATTTGGTGAGAAATTAAATGAAAATTTCGTAAAACTTCTTGAAAATTTTAATAATACATCGGCACCGTCAAATAAAATAACAGGTCAGCTGTGGTACGATCAAACAAATAAACAAATTAATATCTATACTGGTACAAAATGGAAACCAGTAGGATCAACAACTAACTCAACGTCATCACCTACTAATGCATCACAAGGTGATTTATGGTTTGATACAGGTAACACACAATTATATGTTTATACAGGTACAGGATGGTCATTAATTGGACCAACAACAATTGCAGGATCAGGCGTAACAGCAATGATTGGTGAAACCATACAAGATAATGCAGGAGTAAACAAATCAATATTAAAAGGTGTACAGGAAGATACAGTAGTGTTTGTAGTATCAGGAGAAGCATTTACTCCACACGCAACTGAAACAAATTCTGCGGCTTTAATTACAGCAGGATTTTCTACAATATCACAAGGTATTCAATTATCATCGTCAGTTGCAAATGTAAAATTTAGAGGACTTGCAACAGATTCAGATAAATTAGGCGGAGTTGCGGCGGCAAATTATTTGAGATCAGATCAAAATGATAGTACTACTGGTTCATTTACTATTGCAAATGATACAGGAATAATTTTAGGTGCAGGTTCAGATATTACAATGTCTATGAGCAGTGATAACTTTACAATCGCACAAACTACTATTAATAAAGATATTATTTTTACAGTTAATCAAGGTGGTGACACAACTACTATAATGACAATGGATGGGTCAACAGGAAGATTAGAACTCCCTACTGTTGGAGATATAAGAATTAAAGGGAATTTAACAGTTGATGGTGTAACAACTACGGTGAATACATCAACATTAAGAGTTGAAGACAATATTATAGAATTAAACAGAAATATTTCTTCAAATGCAGGAATGCCAAACTACACAGGTTTGAAAGTAAACAGAGGTGAAACGTCAGTTGCAACTGAGCAAGATTTATTTTGGGTTTGGGATGAAACATTTGCAGATGATGGCACAACACTATACGGAAATGCAGGAGGAGCCTGGACAGCATTTAAATCAGGTGGTGGAGATGGAGCTGAATTATCAGCGGCAACATTGGTTGATATACGAGCAAATGTAGTACACGCACAAACAACAAGTGCCATGTATGCGGATTTGGCAGAAAGATATGAGTCAGATATGCAATTGGAAGTTGGAGATGTTGTTATGTTAGGTGGAGAAGCAGAAGTTACTAAATGTAACAAAGAATTATGTGACAAAGTTTTTGGAGTTGTAAGTAATTCTCCGGCATTTTTAATGAATTCTCAAGCAGGAAATAATGATTCTCATCCAATGATAGCACTTAAAGGAAGAGTACTTGTTAAAATTAAAGGAAAAGGAAATGCTGGAGATCGTATCGTTTCAGCAGGAAATGGTATAGGAAAAGTAGCATCAATTGATGAATGTACGGCTTTTAATGTGCTAGGAAGACTAATAAAGGATAAATATTCAGTAGATACAATATTAACGGAATGTGTAATAGGAGTTAAATAGCAATATGGCATACGCAACAGGGGATTCAATTTTAGACGATCACTATGAAAGTTTTTTAAACGGTAGTTCAGCAGGAGCATACGGAATTAACCACATAGGTGGAACAGGAGCAGGTGAGTACGGCACAGGGCAAACTCATTTAGTATCAGTAGCCGCAGGTCAAACAATTACAGCGGCACAATGGAATTCATTATTTACACAGATGGATAATATTGCAAATCACACAAATGATTCAATAACATCAACAACACAAAGATCAGCTGGTAATACAATTGCGGCAGTGGCGGCAATACAAACAGATTTAAATACACTAGCGGCATCAGTTGCGGCAGGATGTCCAAATGCAACAGCCGTATCGGAATCAGCAGAATTACAAAGTTCAGTTTCAAGTACAAGATGGAATGGTACACACGTAGTAGAACATTCAATTACATTTTCAAATAACACAGATTTAAGACACTTTTTTAATTCAGGCGGAAAAATGAGAATGAAATTTACTAGAAATAGTGGTGGAACAGCAGGTGGTTCAACTGCAACATCAAAAGATAGTTCAGTCGATGAATTAATTACAGCAATTGGTAACTTTGATTTAAAACAAACAACATCAAGTAGATCAGGATCTGGAGAAACGTTAACAACAGACGGTTCTACAACTGGTGTTAGAGATTTAAGTACGAGTTATGCAACATTAATAAAACTTACACAAAGTTCAGGTACGTATACTACAATGTTTGTTCAAGTAGAAGCAAAATTAGATGCGGCAATTGGTACAGCAGTTACAGTAACAATGAAATACACATTAAATGATGTAGATACCACAGATGCGGCTTACACTTCTGGTAATTTAAGTTCAGTTGATGTAAATGCAGAATTTATTGGTATAACAGATTTTGCTACTCATACAATGAATCCAACGACAGCACAAGGGTTGGCGTCAGTAGCGTCGATTGCCTCAAGTGCAGTTGTAAGTAATACCACAACGTAATAATTAATCAAAAACATTTTACCATATTGACTATGTTAATAATTAACTGTATAATACAGTTATGGATATTGGCACCCTTAAAGACTATTCTGATCTAGCACATGATCTAGCACAAATTAAAAAGAATGCTCTGGAAAAAATGCGGAGCAGGCAGATTGTGGCATATAATGGCAGGCTTTTTCAAGCCAATGCTGAAACCATAAATGTAGTTCAAACATTTAAAGCACATTCTAAAGATTTTTATATGTTGGACACTAACGATAATCCTTGTCACATAACAGATCCAGATGAATTTTTGAGAATATTAATTGAAAGAAATCAAGAAACACTTAATACCTATCATCAATTACACGAGGATCTGAAAAACAAAAGGCTCAAATGACTACAGGTGTATTAATGTACTGTTTCAATACACCGGAAGTTAACTATCATTTGTTAGCAGAACGATGTGTAGCACAAATACAAAAACATTTAAAATTAGAAATAACAGTAGTCACTAATATTGAAACTTATAAACAATTCAAACCGTTAGGGTTTATAAATTATAAACTAGTAGACAATGCAGTCGGTAATAGACGAAGTTATCGTGGAAAAAATATTGCTTGGCATAATTTAGAAAGAAGTTTAGCATACGAACATTCACCTTATGATACTACTATTCTTATGGATTGTGATTATTTTGTGTTTACAGATAATCTTTTAACATACACAAACACAGATTATGATTTTTTACTTCATAATAAAGTACACGATTTAACTGGTGAAGATATGATTGAAGGAAAAAATGAATCAACTGTACCAATAGTTTGGGCAACAGTAACAATATTTCGTAAATCAACTTTTGCAAAGCAGATGTTTGATTTAATTCAGTTAATACAAAAACGTTATGAGCATTATAGAAATTTATATCGGATCAAATATAGAAATTATAGAAATGATTTTGCATTTGCAATTGCACTACATCAACTTAATGGAATGATTTCTCATAAAAACTTTATTCCTACTCCAATGGCAATGTTAGCACACGAAGTTGATGTGTTAGATATGTCAGATACAGGAGTCACATTTAAATATGGCAAAAAAGTTGGTATAACAGAATTACAAGATGTTCATGTAATGGATAAGGAGTTTGTAAATGTCTGATAGAGGATATGTTTGGTTTGCATTGAACAATTCTACAACTGACTATGTAGAATTAAGCAAAAAACTTGCAAGTTCTATTAAAAAACATAACAAGCATAATCAAGTATGTGTTATTACTGATAAACCTGTAGAACATAAAGAAGAAATTGATAAAGTTATTGTATTAAAAAATGATTATAGTAAAGATCAAGAATGGAAGATGAATAATGAGTGGCAAATTTTTAATTTAACACCTTTTAAACATACAATTAAATTAGAAGCAGATATGTTGTTCACATCAAATACAGACTGGTGGTGGAATTATTTGCATCAGCATAATATGGTGTTTTCGTATCATGTTAGATGTTATAGAGATACAATTATTACTAATACACCTTATAGAAAACTTTTTAAAACAAATAATTTGCCAGATGTATACAATGGATTAACTTATTTTAGAAAAAGTAAACAAGCACAATCATTTTATAATATTTGTAAAGATATTATGTTAAATTGGAATACAGTTAGAGATACATTTTTAATAAATTGTCATGATAAACACTCAACAACAGATGTTGTTTATGCTCTTGCACTAAAAATTCAAGATCCATTGTGTGAAAAACAAATCAAATTTGAATGGTTTAATTTTATGCATAATAAAAGTGGAGTAAATGGATTAAGTCGTGCATATATTAATGATCAATATCTATATACAATGATGGTAGGTCATCCTTTAGTTGGAGAATACATATATTCAGGTGGTTATAAACAATCAAGAATATTTCATTATCATAATAAAAAATTAATAAAGGAATTTTATGACTAATTTTTGGAAAGCATTAGAAGAGTTTAAGCCTACTCCACCTAAAAAACATTATCTTACTTTTAATAAAGAAAAAATAGAAGTGACTTTAGAACAATATTTACAAGTTATTAATGCAGGAATAGAAAACTTTGAATATAAAGACAAAAAAATTACAAGAAAAAAGCGTATTCCTGCAGAACAATTACAACCAACACTACATTTAGCAGAGGTAGGTTATCATTTTTATAATGGGGATCCATATTGGGTAATAGGACATAATAGAGAAGGATTTGAATGGCGGATAGAATAAGAATATCAGATTTAGACTTTGTTTATATCAGCTATAAGGAACCCAATAAGGAAGAAAATTGGGCAGACTTATTAAGCAAAGTACCTTGGGCAAAAAGAATAGATGGTGTTGTAGGATTTGACAATGCACACAAAGCCGCGGCAGAAAAAGCAGAAACAGATTTTTTCATATCAGTTGATGGTGATAATATTATAGATGAAGCATTTTTATTAGAATCATTAGATTGGACAAAAACAAATCCAAAAGCTGTACATCGTTGGAGAGCAAAAAATAATGTAAATGGTTTAGTATATGGCAATGGTGGGTTAGTAGGTTGGGATAAAGAAACGTGTTTACAAATGAAAACTCATGAAAATGCAGATAGTGAAAAAGCACAAATTGATTTTTGTTGGACAGTACCTCATGAAAATTTGCATAATTGTTATTCAACAACAATTATAAATGTAGATCCACAACAGGCTTTTATTGCAGGATATCGAGAAGGTACTAAAATGAGTTTAGAACAAGGATTACCTGTTGCACCAATGCATTTTAAAAAATTAATTCAGCCTTCGAACTTGCGGGTGTTAATAACATGGATGAGTGTAGGTGCTGATATGGAATATGGTCGATTTGCTATGTTAGGTGCAAGAATGGGTTGTTATGCAACAACTGTTAGAGGAGCAAATATTCTTGAAGTAAGAGATATGGAACAAATGGCCAGTGTATTTACTAAAACTGTTGAAGATATTGGAACGGATTTACAAGCATATGGAGAATCAGTAAGACGAAGATTGGATTTGCCAGTAGCAGACTATGATGCCGACGAAAGTAAATTGTTTAAATTCTGTATGCCACAACATATTAATAAAGGAGTACAAGATCGTGAAACAAAGTGATTATAAATCAGATGCTCTAGTTGCCGCAAAGAAATTAGAAACAATTTCTCCTACTATGTGTTTGGCTAAATGGAATCAAGTTTCATTACATCTGCCTACAGGATTAACAAATAGCTGTTATCATCCACCTTTGCACCAAATAGATTCTACAAATTTAGATAGTAACCCTGCTGAATTACATAATACACCGGAGAAATTAAAACAAAGACAACAAATGCTCAATGGTGAACGTCCTGAAGGATGTTCTTATTGCTGGAATATAGAAGATACTGGACAAATGTCAGATAGACAGTATCGTTCAGGTGAACCATGGGCTATACAAGATTTTGAGTCGATTAAAAATAAACCAATTGACTCAGGATGGACGCCGAGATACGTAGAAGTTAATTTTAATAATGCTTGTAACCTCAAGTGTTCTTATTGTTCACCTCAATTCTCGACCACGTGGGGACAGGAGATTGCTGTATATGGCCAATATCCAACGTCTCCTCCCCACAACGCTCCAGAACATTTTACTGGCAGACGTAGACCTATTCCTCATAGAGAACATAATCCATATGTTGATGCATTTTGGAGATGGTGGCCTACGTTATATAAAAATTTAAAACATTTCAGAATGACAGGGGGTGAACCTTTAATGGATAAAAATACATATGAAGTACTTGAATACATTACATATCACCCTAAACCCGATTTACATTTAAACGTAACGTCAAATTTCTGTCCACCAGATGAAAAATTAAAAAACAAGTATTTTGATATGGTTAAAAGAATATGTTTAAATGAAGCAGTAGAACATATGATGCAATTCGTATCAGTAGATGCATATGGCAAAAAAGCAGAATACATACGTTATGGATTAGATTTTAATCGTATGTTGGATAATGTGGATGAATTTTTGGAACGTATACCAGTGCGTAATTCTATAACGTTTATTATTACCTATAATAATTTAAGTGTTACTAGTTTAAATGATTTATTAAGAGATATACGTTTGTTAAGAGAAAAGCATTCAAAAACGTATCAAAGAGTATGGTTTGACATACCATTATTAAGACAACCAGCATGGCAACAGATAACTTTATTGCCAGAATCGTATCAAGAGATACACAAAGCGAATATAGAATATATGAGAGAATTTTCTGGCGAAGATGAAGGGTTTGGAGGATTCAAAGATTTTGAAATTCAAAAAATGTTACGCAATTTAGCTTATTGGCGCAATAATAAAAACGATAATACGCAAAATAAAAAGAACTTTTACGCATTTTTTAACGAACATGATCGCAGACGTGGAACGCATTTTGAAAATACGTTTCCAGAAATGGCGGAATTTTGGACGGAGTGTAAAAACTTATGAAAAAAATAATAACAACAGGTTGTAGTTATACAAAATATAAATGGCCATGTTGGCCAAACTTTTTATCATGGTTTGAAAATGGGTATGATTTAAAAAATTTAGGAGCGGCAGGTAACTCTAACGAAATTATAATGAGATCAGTTTATAATGCTATTAATAAATGGAAGAGTAGTACAGAGAAAGTTTATATTATGTGGTCAGGAACAAATAGATATGAAATTGTACACGATAAGATTGACCAAGATTTGAAAAAAGATGAAACTGTTACATATTCTCGTTGGGATCCAGACTTTAATTGGAATGTTTTTTATGGTGGTCATTATTTTAAAGACAAACATGAATATTATGTACGTTGGTTTCAAAACGAAAGGCAAAATGATGTACGTATGCTTGAAAGGATTTTGTTTACACAAATGTATTTAGAAAAGCATAATATTGAATATAAAATGATGTGTTATCGAGGACATATTATTATGCACGACAAAGATAAAATGTCAAATGGACAAAGGGCATTATACAATAAAATTGATTGGAGTAAGTTTATATTTTATAAAGACTTTGGTGGATTAGATGACTTTGCTTATGAATTATATCCTGAACAATTTGCAGAAAAAAGTGATCTACATCCGTTACCATTTACACATTATAAATGGGTTAAAGATATTATTTTTAAAAGTGACATAGAACCACCAGAAGAGGAATATAGGAAATTAAAAGAATGGAAGACCTTAAATTTAAAAAAGAAAAACTAGATACAAAGTCAGCATCATTTTGTGCGGCTAAATGGTACAATGCGACTATATGGTTAGGATCAGGACAAACAACATCTTGTCACCATCCATTGCCACACGCAATTAATCTGGAAGAAATAAAAACAAATCCTTCTGCAATACACAATACAAAACAGAAAAAAGAACAACGAAGACAAATGCAAGTTGGAGAACGACCTGCAGGATGTGAATATTGTTGGAAAATTGAAGACATAGGACGAGATGCAATATCAGATAGAGTATATAAATCAAAAATTTATTCTGATATGGCATTAGATGATGCATTTAGAACAGATTATAAAACAGATTATAATTTAAAAACTTTAGAAATTGCATTTGATAGAACTTGCAACTTTGCTTGTTCATATTGTAATCCTGCATTTAGTACAACGTGGGCAAATGACATCAAATATAAAGGTCCATATAAAAATTTAACAACAGATGGGCGTAATCACTTTACTCATGCACACGATTCTGCAGAACCATATAAAAAAGATGAAGCAAATCCATATGTAGAAGCATTTTACAAATGGTGGGAGACAGATTTGCATAAAAGTTTAGATGAATTAAGAATTACAGGTGGAGAACCAATGATGTCACCAAATTTATGGCGATTATTAGATTGGTTTGAGACACAAAAGGATAAAATTAACCCAAATATGCGTTTGGCTATAAACTCCAATTTAGGGGCAAAAAGTGAAATGATAGAAAAGTTCAAAGCCAAACTTAAACACTTTGACAACTTTCATTTATATACATCAATGGAGGCAACAAACGAACAAGCAGAATATATTAGAGATGGTTTAAATTATTCACAATGGTTTGTTGAAGTTGTTAACATGATGCAAGATCGTGTGCCATCACAAATTCATAATATGTGTACCATTAATGCTTTATGTTTAGAATCGTTGCCACAGTTTTTAGAAACAATTGTTAAACAAAAAGAAAGTGCTTGTAAGCATTATGGAATACCTTTTAATTTTACTTTAAATATTTTAAGATTTCCTAGCTTTCAAAGTGCTTTAGTTCTACCCGACGACTTGCGTAATATGTTTAAACAGAATTTAGAAAAATTTTTACGGCAATTTGGCTCGCTATTAGAGGAAATGGAAATTAATCAGGTCCAAAGATTAGTGGATTATTTGGATGTTGTGAAGACTCCACATAAGGATTCTGCATCAGTTGATAAGTTAAGAAAAGATTTTAAAACATTTTATACACAATATGATAAAAGAAGAGGAAAGAATTTTGAAAAAACTTTCCCAATTATAGGAGAATGGTACCGTGGCATATGAGTACGGGGCAAAAGAGCCTGAGAAATTAAAAATAAAAAATATGACTCCTAAACAAAAGGAGTTGTTAATAGAAAGTGAATCATTTTGTATGTTACCGTGGATGCATCTTCACGCATATCCAGATGGTAGAGCATATCCTTGTTGTTTTGCTTTTGATCCTTATCCAGTAGGTGATTTAAACAAGCAAAGTTTAAAAGAAGTTTTTAATAATGATAAAATGAAAGAAATGCGTTTGAAAATGTTGAATAATAAAAAATCACGTGAATGTATAAAGTGTTATGACCAAGAAAAATCAGGATTTTTTAGTTTACGTTTAAGTTCTAATAAGCACTTTGGACATAATATTGGACTAGTTGATTCAACACAACCTGACGGTACTGCTGACTTTGTAATGAAATATTGGGATATACGTTTTTCCAACTTATGCAATATGGCTTGTAGAAGTTGTGGTACATGGTTTAGTTCTAACTGGTATGAAGACCATAAAAAATTAACAGGTAGTCCTCCTCCCCATGCAAAAATAATGAGAGTTGGTAGATATACAAACGATTTGTGGGAACAGATGTTAGAATCATTTGAGCACACAGAACAATTTTATTTTGCTGGAGGTGAACCAATTATTATGGAAGAACATTATAGAATATTAAAAGAATTAGATAAACGTAAAATGTATCACGTAAGATTAATTTATAATACTAATTTTAGTAGAACTAAATTTAAAGACATAGATGTTTTTGAGCTATGGAACAAATTTGATTCAGTTTCAATTGGTGCAAGTTTAGATGCAGAAGGCCCACGTGGAGAATTAATGCGTAAAGGTACTGTATGGAAAGATATTGTTGCTAATAGAAAAAGAATGATGGAAGTTTGTCCTAAAGTAGATTTTTATATAAGTTCTACTGTTGGTTTAGTTAATTCTTTACACGTTTGTGATTTTCATAAAAGTTGGGTAGAACAAGGATTAATTAAATCACAAGATTTCAATTATAATTTATTACAACATCCTACTTGGCAAAGAATAGATTTACTTCCACCTGAGTTTAAACAGCAAGTAAAAGAAAAGTATGATGCACATATGAAATGGTTAAAAGATAAAGACCCATTAACAAGGGCAACTAAAGGGTTTGAATCAGCATTAAATTGGATGTTTAAAACAGATAATCAAAAACATTTGGATTTACATTTTGCACAAACACGAAAATATGATGAAATTAGGAACGAAAAAACACTAGATGTATTTCCAGAATGGAAGGAGTTATTTAACAAGTATGAAAAGAAATAAACCTTCTGAAGGAAATAAAACATTTTGTATGGCACCATGGGTGCATACGTATTTGTCACCACAAATGGAAAGAAGGTTGTGTTGTGCTAGTTTGGAAGGATTTACAAACTTTAAGCAGTATATTGATAAGCAAGAATCCGACGGTAGTGTTAAATTAAATTTGCCTACTCTTGAAGAACATTGGAATTCTAATTATATGAAGGGTGTTAGAAAAGATTTAATGGCAGGAAAAGAAATACCACAGTGTGAAACTTGTAATTATAAACTTTTAAATGCAAACGTATATAGACAGCATTTTAATCGAATGTATTCCAATCAAATAAATGAAGCATTTGAGAAAACCGATGAAACAGGGCATACACAAATGAAAGTTACTAGTTTCGATTATAGATTTTCAAATTTATGTAATTTTAGTTGTAGAATGTGTGGTGATATGTTATCAAGCACGTGGGAGGCAGAAAATAAAAAGCACGGAACAGTAGATTATGAAAACAAAAGAATTTGGGGAAGGAAAGATATTAAAGAAAGATTACAAAAATTTCATGATCAACAAGTAGTTAAAGAATTTACAGAAGCAATAGAAGAAAAAAGAATTAAAGAATTTTATTGGTGTGGTGGTGAACCTTTAATGTGGAAGATACATTGGACAGCTATGCAGAGGGTTGTAGAGTTAGGTTATGCAAATAGTGTATTTGCACGATATAATTCTAATATGAGTAGAATAGACTTTTATGGAAAAAATTTATTTGATGATTGTTTAATACATTTTCAAGATTGGCAAATTAATGCATCAATAGACGGTACAGGAGAAATTGGAGAATATATTAGAACAGGATTAGATTATAAACAATGGTTTAAAAATATGCAGTATGCCAGAAAATTTGTTAAGCATCCACGGCAATTACAATTAGATTTAACTGTTACATTGCCGGGTTTATTTGATTTAGAAAATATGTATAAATTAAGTAAGGAATTAAAAGTACCATTATTGTGTAAAAAAGTTTTTAGTTTCACTAATGATCTTTTGTTAAGTCCTTTGTGTTTGCCAAGAGATATTTTAGAAGAAATAGTGTCAGAAGTGCAAAATAAAATTACAGATAAGCCTAATGTTTTTAATATGGCTTTTTTTGCAGGATTAAAAGATTTAAAATCGCACCCAACCAATCAAGAAAAATATTCAACAAAATTGTATTGGGAAGGTCTTAGAGAAGGAAAAAAACATCTAGAATATTTAGATAGAATTAGAGGAACAGATATTAAAAAAATATTAGGTAAAAATAAAAAGGTATTAGAATGGTGGACAAGTATATAAAATCAAACATTTGCCCGTTGCCGTGGACTAGTTTAGAAATTGACGTAAATGGCTCAGCATCGCCTTGTTGTTTGTATAAAGGTACTATTCCAAATTATAAGGTATATGAAACAAATCTTAAAACAATACAGAATTCAGAGTATATGGAAAAATTAAGACAACAATTTAAAGACGGTAAAAAACCGATAGGATGTCAAAGTTGTTGGCAAGAAGAAAGTGCTGGAAAGATTAGTAAACGTATGAATTCACTTTACAAAATGAAACATAGTTTAAAAGACTGGACACCAGACAGTGAAACAAATTTAAAATTTATAGATTTTAAGTTAGGAAATGTATGTAATTTAAAATGTAGAATATGTGGTAGTTGGAGTTCTAGTAAATGGGCACAGGAAGAATTAGACTATGGAGAAAATCCAGTTGCAAGAAAGCACTTAACAGAAGGTGGATGGCCTAAAAAGAATCCACAATTTTTTGATGATATAAAAGAAGTATTAGAAGATGTAGAATATTTTGAATTCACAGGCGGAGAACCTTTTATGATACATAATCATTTTAAAATATTAGAACATTGTGTTGAAAAAGGGTATGCTAAAAATCAAGATATACATTATAATACAAATGGAACACATTACCCGGGTAGAGAAATTTTTGATTTGTGGAAACATTTTAAAAGAGTTGAAATTGCGTTTAGTATTGATGATGTAGGAGAACAATTTCAATACCAAAGACATCCTGCAAATTGGAAAGAAGTAAATTATAATCTAAATCAATTTAAAGTATATCAATTAGCAAATATGGAATTTCAAATTTGTACAACAATTAGTATTTTTAACATTTTTAGTTTGGCAAAAATTGCATTATGGGTAAGACAATTTGAACCAACATTTTTTTATGTTAATACTTGTTTTGATCCGGATTATTTTAATATTCAAACATTACCAAAACAAATAAAAAATATTGTAAATTCACGTTATTCAGATTTAAACGATTTTAAACCTACATTAAGATTTATGAATTCAGCACATAGAGATTCTAGAGAAATACAAAAACAAAGAAAAGAACGTATTTTACAAACAGACAAGTATAGAGAAGAAAATTTTGGAGATGTTTTTCCACTTTTAAATAAAGTATTAAAAATTTATGAATAAAAAAGTTGTAAAAAAATTTATAGCAGGCGGTTGTAGTTTTACATTTGGACATGAATTGTCAGATGATAACGAAGGTAAAACACCATCTAAACAAAGTTGGGCATACATTTTAAGTCAAGAATTAAATCTTTGTCAGCCTGACGATTATGTTTGTACAGCAAGGCCAGGTTCTGGTAATACAGGAATTGCTCGTAGAGTTTTTAACGCCGTAGGAAATTTAAAAGATATTACTGGAGTTGCTGTAATGTGGTCATTTTTATCACGGTATGATTGGGCAATGCCAAGGCATAAAAATTTAGAAAATACTCGTTGGGCAACAATAACACCATGGGATACAGTACAAGGTGAAGCCGAAGCATTTAGAGAGTTATCAGGATCGGAACCACAACAAGAAGTATGGAAACATAGAAGAGATTTATTAAAAAATACTGGTGTAAGTGATTTTGCAAATTCGTTATATAAAAATGCGGCTAACGAATATCATGAATTATATTTGAGTTGGAAATCAATTATTTGGTTGCAAAATTTATTGGAAAAGAAAAAAATTCCATTTATGTTTACACTTGCAGATAATACTTTGTTTTATGATGAAATGACTTTACATAGTGAGAAGGATTCGTTTATGAAAGCATTATATAATGAAATAGATTTTACCAAATGGTTTAGTTTTGGTGAAAGAATGATGGGATTTAACCAGTGGGCAACGTTAAATGAATATGAAAAAGGGGTAACACATCCGCTAGACAAAGCACACCTAGATGCTGTAAAATTAATGTTACCTAAGTTTAAAGAAATAATAGGAGGAAAAAATGTTTAGTTGGTTAAAAAATTTAATCAAAAAGATTAAGCAAGAATTTGCTTATCGTAAAAGATTAAAAGAACTAAAGAAAAAAGACCCTTTTATATACAAATAAATGAAAATATTAATAATGGGATTACCGGGATCAGGAAAAACCACATTAGCAAAAAAGTTAGCACCAATGCTAATGGCAGTTCATTTAAATGCCGATGAGGTAAGAAAAGAAGCAAACGATTTTGATTTTTCTGCAGAAGGTAGAGTAAGACAAGCAAACAGAATGAAACAATTAGCACAAGAAGCCGCAAATGATAATAGAATTGTTGTAGCAGATTTTATTTGCCCAACAGAACGTACTAGAAACGATTTTAATGCCAGTTATACAATTTGGATGGATACGATTAAAAAAGGAAGATTTGAAGACACAAATCAAATGTTTGAAGAACCAAAAAATCCAGATTTTATAGTAACGCACTATGATGCAGATATGTGGGCATTTATGATTAAGAATGATATAACAGAAAAATTTCAATTAATAGGACGTCATAGCATATGAGGATATTAGGAATAAATTGCATGAACCATGACGCCGCAATGGCAGTAGTAGACGACAGAGAAATTCTGTGGGCCGCACATTCAGAACGTTATTCAAGAATTAAAAATGATCATTTCTTAAATCAAGCAATTGTTGACGAAGCAAAAACATATGGACCGTTTGATAAAGTTGTTTATTATGAAAAACCTTTGTTAAAGAAAACTAGACAACTATATGCAGGACAATATAGTGATGCTTTAAGTTATACAGAAATGCCACAATGGAATTTGGATAGGTTTGGAATTAAAATTGATGAATATGTAAATCATCATAATTCACACGCCGCGGCAGGATATTTTACATCACCATTTAAAGAAGCAGTAATTCTTACAGTTGATGCAATTGGAGAATGGGATACAGTGTCTATATCAGTTGCAAAAGGAAATAAAATTGAACGGAAAGAAACTATAAGGTATCCGCATTCATTAGGAATATTGTATTCTGCATTTACACAACGTTGTGGATTAAAACCTGCAGAAGAAGAATATATTTTAATGGGAATGGCGGCATATGGAAAACCAGATTATAAAGATGATATATATGAAGATTTTGTTCAGCAAGGTCCTTTTAAATTAAAACAAAACTTACATCAAGGTATAGGTAATTGGCACGCCGGCGCAGATCCAGTTGATCTTGCCGCATCAGTACAAGCTGTTCTTGTAGAATGTCTTGCAAATTTATGGCAAAGAGCATCTGAGTATGGTAGTAAAAATTTAGTTTATGTAGGAGGTGTTGCATTAAATTGTGTAGCTAATTCAGGACTTGCTAATATGGGATTGTTTGATAATATTTGGATTATTCCTAATCCGGGTGATGCAGGATCTTCAATAGGATGTATTGCGGCTTCAGAACAAAAACATTTAAATTGGAAAAATCCATTTTTAGGTTATAACATTAAAAGTGAATATCCAGTTGATGCAATTATAAAAGAATTAACAGAAAGTAAAATTTGTGGAGTTGCAAATGGTAAAGCAGAGTTCGGACCACGAGCACTTGGTAATAGATCGCTTTTGGCTGATCCGAGAGGTCCAGGGATTAAGGATATGGTAAATCGAATTAAGAGAAGACAGAAATTTAGACCATTCGCTCCGGCTATTTTAGAAGAGGATGTAAATGACTATTTTGCTCTCCCAACCCCCGTAAAAAATACCCCTTATATGCAGTTTACAGCGGCGTACACGCATGGTAAAGACTGTCCTGCCATTATACACTATGATAACTCAAGCCGTGTGCAAACCGTGTCTAAAAGCGATAACGAAGGGTTTTATGAGCTGTTAAAAGCATGGAAAAAAAAGACAGGGTGCCCAATGCTTCTAAATACTAGTTTGAATATTAAGGGGCAACCGATGGTAAATGACATCGAAGATGCCAATGCATTTACCTACAAATATGGAGTAAAGGTATGTCAGTAAATTTTGAATTTAAGTTTAAAAATATTAATCCTGTTAATAACAAGTATCCAATTTGCAGAATAGAACTTAATAGTAATGATATTTGTGTTGGTAAAGTAGAGCGAAGAATAGTTTTAGATGCAGACACGCAGGAGAACAATGTCTTAAGAATATTTTTTGAAAACAAAGGGAACAAGGACACTATTTTAGATGATAACAATAAAATTAAACAAGATCTAAATTTTGAATTAGAAAAATTAACTATAGACGGGATCGATTTGCAACATTTGATATGGGAGAGCAGATATGTTACTAAAGACTCTGTGATTGATTCTTGTTTGTTTTTTGGGCCAAAAGGATATTGGGAATTAAAATTTGATACACCTGTATTGAAATGGTTTCTAAAGACCAATCATAATAAGAACAACAACGATCCTACCTGGGAGGAAGATTACAAATATTACGAAGAATCATGTCAGATATTAAACAAAATACAGATAAAATAACAAAGATTGCTTGGGCACTAATGACAGCCTCAGCAAAAAAGAAGTTGGATGTTCCGGGTGAATACCTATGGAATATTCCAGTAAGTGATGAATTCCACGAGATAAGGTCCAAATCTTGGAGTGTGTATTCTAGTGGTAACTGCATAAAGGATCAACACTTGAGAGATTTTATTCAAGGTATCAATTTGAACAAATCCTTACGAGACCCTTACGTAGTGAAAAAATTTGAGGAGTATTTTCCGGTGTGGTTGAAACAATGTCCAAGGTATCAATTAAAAGGCATTAATGATTTCAAATACAGTTGTTTCTCACAAGGTTCACAAGAATACTTTGTAAATTTTTATTTGAAATACCGGGATAAAAGATTTCGAGTATTCAAAGGAGAGTACTGGTGGCACATGGAGGTTTGGAAACATTTAGAACTTAAATGGGCGTACATAGAAGATGACGATTTGGGTGCCGATGACGTTGTAATATTAAGTTTTCCTTTTGCACGGTTAGGTGACGAACATCCACAGCAAAAAGATTTGTTGGAACAGTGTGAAAGAATTGGCATACCAGTAATGTTAGATTTCATATACATACCCAACGCGACGTATGATACTCTACAAATTGATTTGACACCAACTTGCATTAAGTCTTTAAGTTTTAGTTTCAGTAAAGCGTTTCCAGTAGGAAATGCCAGAATAGCATTACGAATGACAAGGGAAAAAATAAAAGATCCAATGCAGATAAGCAATGATGAAAACGTTGCTAACAGGCTTGCCTCGGGTCTTGGTTTACAGTTAATGAAAAATTATAATGTAGATTACATGGTTGAAAAATACTTCGACGAACAAAAACATTGGTGTAGGTCTCTTGGATTGAAACCAACAAAGGTGGTGCATTTCGCTTTAGGTGAACCATTCACTGAGCATGGTAGAAAGAATAATAAAAGATTTTTTAGTGAATTTAATGATCAACAAAATAGATATAATCTTGGACCTCTTTTTGAAAATAAAAAATTATTACAAACTTTAGGATTTTATGAATATTAAATTTACTGGATTAGACAGATTGTATGATAGTTTTAGTTGGCGTATAACAAGACGTGCCAAAGCAGTATGGAAGAGTGGTAATATGATAATTGGTCGTCATGTTTTAACTAGTGAAGTTGCACAACTTGAAACTAGTATTGCAAAATATACAAAAAGAGAATATGCAGTTGCAGTTGGTAGTGGAACTGATGCGTTATATTTTGCTCTTAAGACGAAAGGAATAGGTCCTGGTAAAAATGTTTTATGTCCAGCAGTATCTTTTATGGCAACTGCAGAAGCAATTAAAAGAACCGGAGCAAGTATTGAATTTATTGATATTGATGAAAATGGTCAAATTGGTCAACTTACACCAATTAATAAAGTTGATGCAGTAGTATATGTAAATCTTTTTGGTAATTTAGCAAATTATGATCGGCTTAAAACGTTTTGTGAAGAAAGAAAAATTCCATTAATAGAAGATGCCGCACAATCGTTAGGATCATTTTATAAAAAAATTCCATCAGGAAAATTAGGTGATATTAGTGTATTAAGTTTTGCACCATCAAAACCTTTACCAGCATTTGGAAATGGTGGAATGGTAGTATGTGATACTTTAGAAGAAGCTCAGGCTATTAGAGCATATCGTTATCATGGAGCAGGACCAATACGTATTAGTCATGGATACAATTCTGTATTATCTGAAGATCATGCCGCTATATTAAATTTTCTATTTTCAAAATATAAAGGGTTACTTAAAAAGAGAGCAAAGATTAGACGATGGTATGAAGAAGAGTTTGACAAAATGCATATTAATAGTGTTAAAACACCAGAAAAAACAGTAAGCAATAATCACAAACTAGTACTTAAATTGCAAAATAGAGATGAATTACAAATATTTTTAGCTAATAAAGGTATTGAAACGCAAGTACATTATAAAAAACCTATGCCAGAGTTATATTTTTTTAAAAAAGATCCATTAGTTAATGGGTATTGGAAAGCAGAAGCATTTTGTAAAGAAGTTATTTCGTTGCCAATTTATCCTTATCTTAAAGAAGAAGAAGTAAAATACATTTGTAAATGTATTCAGGAATTTTATGGCGTTTGATTGTTATTGTATTAATTTTCAAAATAAAAAAAGTAAAGAAAATATAAACAAAATTAAACAAGTTTTTCCATATGTTAAAGTAATGCCTTTTATAAAAAGTTATTATGATTTAAGTAAAGTTATAATAGAATCAGCTAATACTGAATATGTGTGGATGTTAAGTAGCAAAATAGATTACACAAAATTTGATTTTAATTATATACCAGAACAATTTGAAGCAAAACAATTGCACACATGGAGTTGTCCAACACAAAAAGAAGGCGATACGTTTTTATTTCATAAATCTTTTACAACACAAAATATAAAATTTTTAAGAGATTTTGAACACGTAAATTATCATACAGAAAATTTAAAATATGATAATGATGTAGAAGCAGTTGAATTTAATTTAAGTAATGTTATTGAATCATTACCAAAAAATAAAATTCCAAATTCACAATATATTAGATATTATGAAACTGGAGAAGAAGAAGAAATGTTTTATCCATCGTATTGGGAAGATTTAAAAATATATCTAGCAGGAAAAACGTTTTATATTCCTCGTAAAGCTCTACAAGATATTAGAACACAGTTATATGATTATAATTTACTGTACACAATAAAAGATAATAACAAAAAAGATTGCTTTGATGTTATTTTTATTTCAAATGGAGAGCCTTTTGAACAAGAAAATTTTGATATTTTACAAGCTCATATTAAAAAATATAGTTTAAAAAATAAATTACATTGGGTAAAAAATGTTAAAGGTAGAAGTCAAGCATACAAAGAAGCCGCTAAACAGTCTAATACAGAATATTTTTATGCCGTATTTGCTAAAAGTATTGTAGCAGATACATTTATGTTTGATTATACAATAGATAGATGCTTAACAAAAAGACATTATATTTTTCATTCTCGTTTAGAAGAATTAGATCTAGATTATGGTACATTTAACATTAATATCTATAATAAAAGTTTATGTTTAGCTACTGCTAATGATAATATTTTAGATTTTACATTATCACAACCACATGAAGTAATATCAATTATTGCTAGTACATCATTATTAACACCCGACAATTATACTGCATGGAAAAATGCATTTAGAGAAGTTTCAAAATTAATATTATGGAATGAACGTAAACCTACTGTAGAAACATCTTATAGATTAAAAAAATGGATGGCAACGGAACATAAATGGTTAGCACGTGGTTCAAAAGATGCAAAAGATTTTGTTAAAGAATGTGCGTATGATGAAGATAAAATTTTACAAACTTATACTTGGGATTTTTGTAGAAGTAAATTTAAATCTTTGTACCCAACGGAAACTTTTTATTAATATCTAAATTTTCAAAATAAAATGGTTGTCCTAAAAACCAATTCATATATTTTGGGATACCTTCTTCAATATCTATTGTAGGATTAAAATTTAGCATAGTCTTTGCTTTGTCACTATTAAGTGTATCTCTGTTTGGATAAAAATCGTCATGTGGTTTAGTAATAATTGTTCCTGTACCTAGTTTTTGTTTTATTATTTCAGCCGCTTCAATAATTTTTCTACCATATCCTCTTGTACAATTAAATGTTTCATTTATAATTTCGTTTGTACAAACTAAAGAAAAATATTCTGCTACGTCAAGCACATTAGAAAAATCTAATTTATTATCAGGTCCTTGCACAGTCATTGTTCCGGTAGTTAATACATTTTTTAATAAATGACTAATCACCCTTGTTACTGTATCTCGAGTACCATAAACTGCCGAAGGTCTCATTATTACATAGTTTAATCCGTGTTGTCGATGCCAAATTTTGCATAAAATTTCTCCTTGTCTTTTATACGAACCATAGACTGTATTTGGTTTAGGTATTACATTTTCGTCAGGTATTTGTTTATTAAATTCTCCATATACCATACTGCTAGATGCATATACAATTTTTTCAACTTTATGTTTTACACATAAGTCTAAAATATATGAAGTAGCAGTAATCATATTGTTCGTAGCATCAGCTACATTTCTTTTGACCATTTTTGCATTTGGATAGGTTGCAACGTGAATAACTCTGTCGGGTTTAAAATCTTCAAACGCTTGTTCCATGAATTGTAAATTTTCAATTTGTCCAATATATTCTTTATCGGTTTGTGTAATTTCTTTTCTTTGTGATAATATAGGTTGGTATTCCCAATTAGGAAATGTATAATATTGATGATAACAATCAACTACACCAATAATATGATTGTCTTTTTTTAATTGTTGACAAATATGACTACCAATAAATCCATATCCACCTAATACTAATATTCTCATACGTCTTTTTTAAACATTATTTGAAATGTTTCTGCAATTTTGTTTGATCCTAAAAACTCGCCTCGATATTTGTTGTAATTAATTATTTGATTTATAGCACTATCAGAAAAATATGAGTTATATGCTTCAATACTTTTACGTTTTGTATTAATGTAATCACTAATATCAATATACAAATTGCATTTAAAATTTTTATAATGTAAATTGTAAGGTGTTTCGTCCATACACCAAAATTGTTCAAAGTTTTTTCTTGCTATACTTCTTGCAATTTTGTGACAAGTTTGATGGTCTTGATGGTGATCTTCCTGCCAATGACTAATTAAAATGTCATGTCTTTTTGCAATTTTTTCAACGTCAGTAATTACATTATTAGTAAGAGTTAAATTTGGTCTATGGTTGTTGTGTAGTGGAGTATCATATATTATAGTTTTATGTTTTAAAATTGCATTACTATTTGTTAATTCTTTTTTAACAACTTCTTGATTTCTTTTTGGATGCTCTTCTGCCGCCGGTTGTACCATTATTAAGTTTGTTACTGATCCGCCATGGGCGAGAATTTTTGCTACTAATCCTCCACAACCTACTTCCATATCTTCAGGATGAGCAGTTAATATAAAAAACTTTTTAGAAAATGCTTTCATTCAAATTATTTAAATGTTTTACCAAGTACAGAAGAAGTTTTTGATTCTATATCTTGTTTTAACAGTGGAATATTAAATTTTAAATCAACTGTTTTTATTTTAAAATAATTTTTTTCTATAGTATCTTTTAAAAAACTAGCGATACGATCTTGTTTTTTAGTTTTTAGTTCTTTTTCAACATCGTAATGTATTGTAAGATTGTTTTTAAGAAGTATATTAACGTATATTAGATACTTTACAGGCATATTTGTAAAAGAGAGACCTTCTAATACTTCAGGCCACCCTTTTACAAAACCTTTAGTTAACGATATCCAGGATTTATTTTTTGGTTTTTTTGGCATCAGACGTTTTGGTTATTGTCTCTGCCATCGGTGTATCATCAGCTACTGCCAATTCAGACACTTTTACACCCAGATCTTTTGCAATTTGGGTGTTTAGTTTATCAAGTGCTATTCTTCCATCTGCAGTTGCACCAAAAGTTACAATAATATCTTTAGTTGCAAACTTTTTGATATAGTTGTCGTTGTGTAATAGTTGCAACATATTAGTTCCATCTGGAAATGTTTGTCTAGACAGAAAAACACCAAATTCTTTTTCTGCTTGTCCACCATCGGATTCTACTGCTTTCATTAGTGAATCATGATATACATTAGGTAAAAACTTTGTACCTACTACTAAACAGTTATTTGGTTCATTTGGTACAGTTCTATAAACAATTACTACTTTTGCTCCACCATCTTTAAGTTCTCCAATATGTTTAAAATGTCTTCGTGGTCCATCGGCTTGACCTCCTGTTGCTCCTGTACCAGGACCCAATGGCATCACTGTTTCGTTTATGTTCATTAATTTTGCCATATTTTCTCCTTATATCTCCCCTATACCTTTTGATACTGGTGCTTGTGTTTGTGTTGGTGTTTGTGTTGGTGCCGTTCCGGTTGTAGGTGTTCCTTCTTTTTTAGGTTCAGGTGGTGCTACCTTAGCCAAAAATGCTTGAAGTTTATTATACATTAATCCTACACCTGCCATTTCACTGGCTCTAAATGCACCTCTGCTTGAAGCTACATCTAATATAGCTGTCAAGTTTTTTAAGTCACCAATTGATAAAGCACTAGGATCAGGCTGAGGTAAAGCACCAGCCGCCACAGTTGGTTGTGCCGTAGTAGTCTTGGATGCTTTTTTTAGTTTACTTTTCTTTGTTGCCATTTATTTTTTTCTCCTAATTGCAATTAGTATTTAATATATACGCATATTATACTAATATTAATTATATAAAGCAACAGTTAATTTTGGGGTATTTGAGTCATTCCACTCAAAGAGAATAGAATAAGGTCTCCTGGATCTTCAAAACCAAGTACTGTAACAGATTTAGATTTGTCTTTGTCAAATATTACGTCTTTGGTAATTGAATACCGACCTGAACAATGTTCATATATCCAAGTTCTCATTTTGTGAATGTCATTATCTGAAGCTCTTACCACAGTATTAACAAAATGTGGTGGTAATATATCTAGTTCTCTTTGGTAAAAGTTTTTTGGATTAATCTTCATATTGCACCGTCATTCCAAATGGTGCTTCTATGTTTCGGTCGTATTCGTTATTAATTAGAAATATGGTATCGCAATAGTCAGCATCACCCCAACTATCAAATGGCCATCCATCTGTAAACATTATAAATTTTTTAGGTTGAATACCTTCTTTTTTCATATAGTCCCAATTACATTCAAACTCTGTACCACCACCTGAACCTAATTCGTATTCTAATAATTCGTCTGCATTATCAGGTGTAAACACTTTTGGATTGAATACTTTGGTATCAAATGTCCAAAGATGTATTCTAAAGTCTTTATATTGATCCATTATGTTTTTAACTTCTGTTAAAAATTCTTTACATTGTTGGTCTGATATTGATCCAGAAGCATCAAGAGCCAAACATATATCAATCATTTGATCATTATTTTGTCCTGGTAGTATAGCAGATGTATGCCATGCTTTTCTACTAGGTCTCATCCAAGTATAATCCGATTTCATTGTACTTAAAATTTGTTGTTGGATTATTTCTCTCCAATCCATTTTTGGTTCGGTTAACTCTTTAACCATTCTTTGTATTGCACCTGGTAAACTACCAGCACCTGTTGATTGTGCGGCACTTATCATTGCTTCTTTTACTTCATCTCTTATTTTCTTTAATTCTTCTTTTGTATAAACTGGCTTACCTTTACCTTTTTCTTTTTTGTTATTATCTTTGCCTTTTCCTGCACCGTCTCCATCTCCCCAATCTATATGCTCGTCCATTAATTGACCTAATTTTTCTATTGCTTTCTTACCATTCTTTTTTGCAGTTTTATATAAGTCGTCATAAATTTTTTCTGCAGGCCAATCTTTATATTTGTC